TTTTGGCTACTGTAAGAATTGTATCATTAGATTTTTGTAAATTTTTTACTGTATCTATATCATTCGCTGATTGTGCATTTGCAATAGTAGCATTTAGAATGTCTAAAAAAAGCTGTGTAAATCTAATCATAGGGTAGTTAAAATCCTCTGTAGATTTTATATTTTCAGGCCAATATTCTTTAGCAGCATTCATAGCATTTACTGCTGCATTATGTGTATTTTGCAGTATACGTTTACTATATTTTAAGTCACTTTTTAAAAGTAAACCTTCTGGTTTGCCGCCTGTAATCACAATTGTGTTATCATCAGCTTCGTTAACAATTTGTGTAAGTTTGTTAAGATACTGCCTAATATCTATAGTCATTTTATCCCCCTACAACAGCTTTTGCATTTTCTGAAGCTGGTATATCTTCTGATTCACCGGTAGGCACGCCAGCTGTTGGTTCATGATCTCTTTCTTGTCTTGCTTTTTCTAATTCTTTTAGAAGTTCCATCACTCTGTTAGAACCTACAGATTCTTGTGCACTTTCGCCGCCTAAATCTTCTTGTGTTAACACTGCTTCATATGGAGCTGCATCTTCGGGCTCGTCAGTTTGTTGTTCTTCAATAGGATCGCCTTCTCCACGCACAATGATGTGACTATGTCCTACACCGCAACAATCTACTAGATATCTTTCTAGCACGTAAGGTGTAGTTGGATATTGCACTTCTGCTTCAAAATGATTAACTTCGCAATTTGTAAGTTGCGGAAAATCTAAAGGCTTTGCTTGTATTGGTGTAGTTTTGCCTGCAGAAAGATTTAAAAGTTTAAATTTGTCTAAACTTCTTTCTAAATCGTCTTTGAATCCTTCTGGCATTTCTCCTGCTAGACGGATAATAAATTTATATGTTTTAGTTGACTCAGTCAAAAAATCAGAAAAAGTTCTCATGATAGACTCCTATAAAACTATTTATCTATTTTCTTTAATGTATCAAGCAGTGCATTGCGATCAATTACTAAATCATCTCCATTCACTGTATCAGCAGGTTCGCTAGAAGATTGATCTAATTTTTGTTTGCGTAATTGCAAATCTATCATTTTCACTTTTTTATCTAATTTTGCAACTTTGGCATCTAGTCCTGTTTTTAACATTGTGCCCGCGACTTCGAAAATTCTACCACTATATCTAAGTTCTGCGTTCATACCTAAGTCCATAAGCTGCTCGTAGCTGTCTAATGCACGTTCAGCGATGTCATTAAGTTCTTTGTCTGATTGTGCACCTAACCCAGATACTCTTGGTAAAGCACTTGATATTTTGTCTACTTGATCTGCAACAGATTCAACTTCTTCTGCTTTAGCAAGCTTCTTCTCATAGCTTTTTATATTTTCTTCTTGTGCTTCTTGTACTTTTTCTTCGTCAATAAAATCTTTATTGCCAGGAATATCAAAAAGTTCTTCTAATTTTTTAGTCATAGTAGTTCCTATTATATACTACTATTTATATTAGTGTTTTATTTACGACGTTTTCCTTGGTGGAAGATGTCGTCTTCGTTAATAATTCTAAACACTATTCCGTTTTGCGAACACCAAACAGAAGCTGCTTGCCATTTTGCTTGATTGATTACCCATTGTGTTGCATTACGTTGACTACGTTTGGCACTTTCTTTTAGTGTTTGATTTTTTGGCTTTATCTCAACAAGTTCGACTTTACTTTGACCAGTACTATCTTTGTAACGTAGTAAAAAATCAGGCACATATGTTGTTTTTTTATTGGTCAAAGGATGTTTGTAAGGAATCCTTAATGGTTCACTAGCCCATTCAGTGACGTTTGGATTTTCATCACAAAAGCGCATAAATGCAAACTCCCAACTACTTCTGTATAAAGGTAGTTTATTACCCATATACTTTTTGGGATTTTTTACATTGTACTTTCCTTGTGCAAACTTTGGCATTAGAAAATTACATTTCTATTTTCAACTGTGCTTTGCCTATTTACTTTCTTTGTTCCGAGTATGCTTGTGTTTAATCTATTATGATTTAAAACTTCAGTTACAAGTTCAGAAAGTTGATTTGTCGAATAAGCTTTCATAGTGTCTAATAAACTGAAAACTTTTACATTGTCTATTTTTGCTTGTTGTAGTAAAACTAAACTTACAGCATCAGCTGCTGGTTTACTAAATCTACGTTTTTCAAAAAATCCTCTTACTGCTACTATTTCGTTAGTTGAAAATTCTAATTTTTTAGTAAAGTAAGTGTCAAAAAATTGATTCACTTTTTTATCGTTAGATTTGTTTGAAGTTGAATCTATAGGTAAACTACTGTTGGTACGCATTTATATTCCTAATTTACTATCAAGGCTTGCTAAGAAACTTGCATTTGTACTACGTGCTGCATATTCTGCATCTGCTGCTGCTAAATTCCCTGTGCCGCCTTCTGCTTGATACTGCTGCCTAAATAAAACTCGTCTAGCGCTTTCTAAAGCTGCTGGATTATTTAATAGTTCTGTCTTAGACGTGTTTACAATTTGTTTTGTTCTCTGCTGTAAAGATATAGTAGATTCTTGATTGTTATCTACTTTAGGAAAAGAAAACTCCTCTAACCCGCTGGTTAGTGCATTATCTCTTTCAGTAAAATTATTAGTATTAAAATTATTCCTTCTCAATTTAGAGAAAGTAAGATTACTTTGTTCTTTTCTTTGCTGCTGTTGCAGTGTTCTATTTTTAAATTCATTTTCAAATTGCTTGTTTTGTAATGCTGCATCTTGTAAATCAAATGTGTTAGCTAGTTCTACATTGTTAAAATCTTTATCTACGTTAGTAAATGATAATGTACTAGGTTGATGGTCATAACGTGATTGTGTAAATCCGTCTGGTTCGCCTCCATCTTCTTTAATCTGTCCTGTTTCTGTAAACACTGCTTCGTACTGTATTGTTATACTATTTGCTAAAGCTTTTGCACCTTCTGAATAGTCCAAGTCATCATGATCAAATTTAGATAATATTGGGTTCACTAGTGTGTATCTTGTATAGTTTCCTCTTGATAACTGACTAACGTGTATTTCTCTAAAGAAGTGCTTTTGCGGTATACGTGCGTCTAACCCATACCTAGCTAAACCAGAAGCATAGACGTTATCAGGGTTATAACCGCTTGGACGAGCACCATAATTTCCGTCCACAAAATAATATTTGTAATATGCTTGTAGTAATGCTGTAGTCAAACTTTTTTTATCGTCATGCAGTTGAACAGTTACAGGATCATACACTATTTTTGTTTGTATATTTTTCTTTTGATTATACCTATTTAATGTTTCTACCTGGGGTGTAAACTTTGGCAGTGAAATATTTTTTACAAGTAAGCCGATCTCATTTATACCTAAACCACTAGCTGCCATAAAGCCTGGTAACATTGCCTTAGCAGCAGGATTTAACACAAAAGCAACATGATAAAGAAATGCTACTTTTGGCGCAAACTCTAGATTATTATCAACAAATAATCTGTTGGCATGCTCGTATGATCCTAAATTGCCTTTCGGACCATAATAACTATCATTTGTTTTTAAGTACGGTGAAAACTTATAAGCCATAATAATATTTATCCATAAAAAAAGGGGGCACAAAACCCCCTCTTTGTATATTAAACTCTAAGTGTATTACACACCAGCGCCTGTGCTTAAAGTGTTTGTAGTACGATCTACTGCTGCACCTATTCCAGCACCTTGTGGTGTTTGAATTGCGTTGTCATAACGTATGTCTAAACTTATAGTCATTGCGTCTGATGTTGAATAGTTAAGCTGATTATAATTTGCACTTGACAAATAACACCCTACTAATTCAAATGTTTCTAGTACCGCAGGTTCATTTATGCCATTACCGCCGTCTAAAATTTCTATATGAGTCTGGAATTTGTAATCTAACCCAGATGCTGCACTTGCTTGCTCATAAAAATCAAACTGTTTTTGTAACTGTTCGCCTACTAGTAACTGAACATTATTATTAACATCTTCACGTAAGTTAATACTTATATTTTGCCATTCGTGCTTACCAGCCAAATATATTCTACTATTGTACGAATGTAGTTCTATTTGATCAAAGTTTACAGTTGGCCTTGTCACGTCAATAACTTGCTTAGTTAATTCAGTAGTAGGTGTACTTACTCCGAAGTTAATAAATGACACTCGGAATCTGTACTGTAACTTTGGCATCAACAGTGCTTGGTTATTTGCGCTCTGATTATTGGAAAGCGGCACTGTCATTTTGTTAAGCGTACCTACTGCCATATTTTTTGCTCCTCTTTGTTACTAGTATTTAGCCGTTTTAGAGATTTGCTATCTCACCGGTATTTTTAATACGCAATGGAATGTAAATAAATTCAATTGCTTTAACTGGTTCAATTGCAATATCAATATAAAGTTCGTTACGATCGATTCTAGCTGGTGTATTATTTGTTTCATCACATACAACTAAGAAGTCATAAAGTGCTCTGTTACCAACAAGCTCTAGTAATAAACTTTCACAAGCTGCTTTGATTTCATCTCTAGTGATTTTATCATTTGGCTCAAATAGATACGGCTTTGCAAGTTTCTTTAACTGCTTTCTCATATAAATGATAAGTCTTGCAACATTTATACGGTCAAGTGCGCTTGCATTTCTTGCTCTTGTTTTTTGTCCGAATGCTACTAAGCCTGAACCACTTATGAAAGTTATAGGATTTATTGCATTTTCATAAAGCGTATCTCTTTGACCATTGTTAAGAGATATAGGTGTATATTCACCTTCACTATTTACAAATCCTGTAGAACTAGCGTTTGTAATACCGCCACGTCTTGTGCCTGCTGGTGCAAACCATGGGAACGAAACTTGGTCACTTAAACTAATAGTTCTAAGCATCATGTGACTTGGCGGAACAACAATATCGTTTCCAAAGTTATCACTTGAGAAACCACTTGGATAGTAAACGCCCATATATTCATCTCTGCTAACAATTCCGTTTTCGTCATCTTGTGGGCTATTTGCGGAGTTAAGTGCATAAGCTTGTAACGATGGAGTATCACTTGTTAATCTAAACGGCGTGTCAGCTACAATAAATGCAGTTAAGTTTCTATCAAAGTTCAAACTAATCATTTCGTTATGTAGCTCTGGATATCCAGGAGTTGCTAGCAAGTTAAAGTCATAGCTTTCGTCGTCTCTAATTTCTTCGCTGCTGTTCATTGCAGACTGTATAGCAGTAACAACTACTTTACGCTGTGCAAAACGTCCAAAGTTACCAGCACCGTTTTCTTTATTTGCACTATCGGTTACCCAACGATGTGGATAGTAGTTAGTCATCGGCACTGCACCTTCTACGCCCATACGTAGATTATCTGCGTTTAAGTCAATGTAATTTCTTTCGAAACGTCTTACATTGTAACCACTTCTACGTAAGTTCCATAGTAGCATACCTTTTGGATATAGTGCTGGGTCTGGAGCATCTGGATCTAAGAAATCTGACTCTAGGAGTTCTTTTATTGTTCCGCTAGGTGCAACTGGTGAGTCACCGCCTGTACCGCCGGATGTTCCAAAGCGAGCATCATCAAATAGCACTCCGTCTTCTGTGCTTTGATCTGTTATGTCTTTTGCCGAGCCCCATTTAGCCTCTATTGGTCCTGGAATTGTACTATCATATACATAAATCAAAGGATAGTTATCTAGGTCAGCTGTGCTTACCCAAATATCGCCATCTACAAGAGCACTACCGTCGCTTTGTGTTTCTGGCATTGTAAATCTAACCTGCGGACCATTTGGATCAGTATCTGCAAATGCATTTTTGTAACCTTTCCAAGTTGTACCGTTGTGATAAAGAATATCAACTTCGTCAATTACACTGCTATACCAACGCTGTCCTTGATCAGCAAGAGCAAGTGGAGCTGCTGTTGATGCTGTGTATGTTAAAGGACGCCAGTTTGTAGCTTGGAACTGTCTAGGACTTGTAGAAGCGCCTGTGCCGTCTACATAGTCTAAGTTTACCATGCTTACTGGATTAGTAGCTGAGTACGGAAGGAATCCTATTGTGTTTAGTAATCCGTCAGTATCTACAAACTTTATTTCACCGCCTAAAGCGTGTGTAATTCTAATTTGGAATAAGTCTGTTACTTCTGCACTTACATGGTCAACATTTGCAGCATTAATAGCATTTGCAATAGCGTCTGCGTCTGCACTCTTACTACCTGTTGTAGTAACACTTACTGTAGTTGCAGCATCGTAAGTTTCTTGATTCTTTTCTGTAGATGTCATTGTAAAGGTATTTGTACCTGCACCTGGATTTGTATCAGAAATTGCATCGGTTGTAATCACTGTTGCGCCCGACGCTACTCTTTCATATATTCTAAAGTTAGCTCTCGGAGGTGTAACTGCATCTACATTTACTTTAGCATAAGTTGTGCCTATTGCAATATTTACTCCGCCGCCAGTTGGATCTAATGCTTTCAAAGCTGCTGCGTTAGTATCATATGCTGTGACTTCTCTTTCATCCCATAGTAGTGTGGAACTATTCCAGAAATATAAACCTATGTTTAGCCCTAAGTTAGGTGTAGAAGTTTTAAGCCATACACTGCCTGTCGGACGTGAATATGTATCACCAGTTTTCCATTCAGGCACAGAAGTATGTCTTGATACTTGTAAAGCAGGTGGATAATATGTGCCAGCAGTAAGACCCATTTGTGTCAACTTACTGCTGTCGCCGCCTAATATAATAGGGCCGCCTAGTGTACTATCGTCTGCACCCGAACTTGTACCATCGCTGTATATTTCTAAAAAACCGTCTACGTTTGCAGCAGTTATGCCATCAATAGCTAGTGTATTAATATTACTTGCTATTGTAGTCACAGTTTCTTGGTCAACAGCAAGCACAGTGCCATTAATTGTAATGTTTGCACTGCCGGCAGTTAGTGTAGGGTTTGCTGAACTAGCTTTAATTGTAGGCCAACTTTTTGTCCATGCGCTTGAACCTACTTCTACCCAAGTACCACTTATGTTTTTGTACCAATACTTTACAACATTAGTCAAAGTTACTACAGCATATTCGCCAATTGCACCTACAGAACCCTTAGGAGTATAATCTGCACCTGCATAATCTACAACCTGATTTTGTTTTGTAATGTATATAGGTACTGCGTTAGAAAAAGTTTGCCCATTTGTTACAGTCTTAGCAGCGCCGTTCCAAACTTGAATTCCCCATTTTGTGTCATCTGCGTCTAGCCAAGCTGTACCGTTTGGCGGAAATGCATCCGGCGCTTCGTTGGTTGGTGCTAGCTCTGCAAGATCTACGTCTGCTCTCACTACATAAGCACGGTTGCTTACGCCTAAGTAAGAATATGCTGCTTGCAATCCATATTCATTCAGTTCACCGCCGTGAATTGCATTATTGTTTTCGTCTGTTTCGAAAACAGGATCACCAAAGAAATCTGCAAGTTCACGCTGCGAGCTTATTAAGTAAGGCTTTCCAGCGTTTGCGCTAGTAGTCCCTTGTGCAATACCTGTTGCTGAAGCATTTGCCTTGTTTTCGCGACTTGCAACAAATATCATTGGAATTGTACCAGGTTCAGCTGGGGTGTAAAAACTTTCGTCTATTACTGTGACCTGAACGCCTGGTGAAACTAATCCTGCCATGTTTTTCTCTCCTAATGGGTTTTTAGTATTTATACATTTTGAGAGAAAAAGTTGTACTATTTACGGTGATCTGCTATGAATTGAACTACAGAATCTATTTGCTCTCTAAGATAAATTATATCTTTATTATTGTCAATTACAAAGTCGGCCATCGATATATCTAGAGTCATACTATTACTTTGTTCTTGTGGTAAAACTTTTGATCTATCAACCCAAAGCGCAAAGTCAAAAACTTTTTGTTCTTTCATAGCATGAAACTCTTTAGCGTTTCTAAGACCGCAATAAATGTCATATGCTTTAAAAATTTCAGTGCCTAACTTTGCAGGATTATCTTTATTATATCCACTAATTAAATCATACCATTCGGCCCTGTGATTATGCCTATCTACATAGCATTCTTCATAGTTTTTGTAATTATATTTTTTTTTAAGTTGATCATAGATAAACAGTTGTGCACAAAACTCACTACTGCTTATAAAATTATAACCATAATTTTCTTTTAAAATGTCACAGACTGTATCTTTACCGTGGCGACCATGACCAATAACAAGTAATTTCATTCTTATAATATATATGAATTTATTACTTGTGTCAATATAAATTAGCCTATAGCAAATCCATATCCCACTCCACCAGATACTGCTGTTGAAACTTCTTTTTCTAATTTTTCTAATTCAACAGTTGCTTCTGATTTAAGTTGGCTACCGTTTAAACTTGTACCGCCTTGAGGACCTGCAATAGTAGCAAATTTTTCTCTTGCTTCGCCTAGCATAAATTTTGCAGTTGCTAATGTATAATCTTTAATCCATTGTTTTGCAAGATAATCGTCTAGCAATTGGTCATCTGGTCTGTAATTATAACACATCAAAAGCAAGTTTTCTTTAGTACGTGGACGTTGTAACAAAGTTAATTTTTTTGTTGTGGTATTCCATTTGAATTCTATAAATGAACCGAACATTCGTCCTACTAATTCTTGATATTGTGTGAAAAAGTTATATGTAGCTAGTCCGCCTAAATTAGAACCACTAAGCAAATATGTATTTGTATATGCAAGATTGAAAGGTTCAAATAGTGTGCCGCCGTCGCCACCACCTGATCTAGAACCGATAGATCTTCTAAATATTTGACGTACTTCTACAATTTCACTAGGAAGTGTATACTCATTTTGGTCTTCCACTGTAGGCATGAAAAAATAAGCTTCTTCAACACTATTGTCAGATCTTTGTCTAAACTTTATGAAAGCTTTTTCTAAAGCAGTTTCATAATGGATAGGGTCAAGTTCTATATCAACCATACCTCCGCCTAGTAAGGTATGCACATAATCATAAATTTCTTGTTTTGTAGTAGTCGCCATTGGGTTTCTCCATACTATTTATGTTACTAAATACAGTATGCCGAGACTTAGTTTATATAAACCCGAAAAGGGCCCAGATTACGAATTCTTAGATAATCAAATCTTAGAAATGTTTACTGTAGGTGGAGTAGATATGCATCTACATAAACTTATGGGTCATAGCTTATCTGAAGCACAGATAGAAGACGGGGTAACAAATTTAGATGCATTGTCTGTTCAAGACATGTTGTTTCTAGAAAATAGAGACCGAAGTTACGAAAAAGATGTCTACACAATTCGATGTGTTTACAATGTAGCTGATTTAGATTTTGATTTAAGTCAGTTTGGAATGTTTTTAGCTAATGACACATTGTTTCTAACAGTCCATATAAGAAGCACAGTAAAAACTTTAGAAAGAAAAATTATCGCAGGAGATGTAATTGAACTTCCAGCATTGCGAGACGAGTATGCTTTAAACGATTCAAACTATGCATTAAAAAGATATTTTGTAGTTGAGGATGTAAGTCGTGCTTCACAGGGTTATACACAAACTTGGTATCCACACTTATATAGACTTAAACTTAAAAGATTGACAGATAGTCAAGAATTTAAAGACATACTTGATATCGAAAACGAAGATGGAACTTCAGTTCGTGATGATAACAGCGTTTTTGATGCAGAAGTTTTTATCAACAATAAAATTGTAGAAGAAGCAGAATTAAATGCCTTACTAAGTGGTTACGATACTGCACATTTCTTTACTATTCAAACTGACGAAAATGGCGACATAGAACTGTTAGAAACAAATAATGATGATATTTTAGATGATATGCGAAAGCCAGTAAAGTCTGGATATAAAGGTTACTTGTTAGGTGACGGATTACCACCAAATGGAACCCCGTTTGGCACTGGAATTTATTTTCCAACAAATGCAGAAGACGGTGATTATTTTCTACGAACAGATTATTTGCCTAATAGATTATTTAGATACACAACTGATAGATGGAATGTTATGGAAGACAACGTAAGACTTACACTAACAAATACAAATACACGTAATACTCAAAAGACATCCTTTATCAATAATACAAAAACTGATGTTATTGCCGGCGATACTGTTGAAGAGAGACAAAGTCTAAGCAAAGCTCTACGTCCAACAGAAGATTGAGAGATAAACAATGCAGCACTTTTACGATAATCAAATAAGAAGATATTTACTTCAAATGGTTAGGATGATGAGTAACTTTTATTGGACTGACGGTAGCAGTAATGAAAGACAGATACCCGTAGCATACGGAGACATGTCACGGCAGGTTGCTAATTTAATATCGCAAAATAGTGAAGCATCAATGCCAAGTATTCCTAGAATGGCTGTATATGTTACAGGACTAGCTATAGACGATAGTCGACGTGGTGATAGCTCCTATGTGAATAAACTCCATATACGAGAGAGACGTTATGATTCTGCAGGTAATGAGTACCTTGAGCAAGAAGGTAAAAACTACACTGTTGAAAGACTTATGCCTACTCCGTACACTTTAACTATGAATGTTGATATATGGAGTAGTAACACAGATCAAAAATTACAAATTTTAGAACAGATACTTGTTTTGTTTAATCCTAGTTTAGAATTACAAACTACAGACAACTATGTTGATTGGACTAGTTTAACAACGGTAAGACTAACAAATGTAAATTGGAGTAGTAGATCTATTCCGTCAGGTACAGATGATGCAATTGATATTTCTACTCTAACTTTTGAAACTCCTATTTTTATTAACCCTCCTGCAAAAGTAAAGAGACTAGGGGTTATTACAAATATTATTGCAAGTGTTTTCACAGAAGATACAGGAAATGTAGTAAATGGTTTAACAAAACCAGAAATAAATCAATACAAAGATAGCGACACATTAAACACAAATACAAATACAGTGATTAAATCCGATGGTAATAGCGGTATAGTAGAAGAAAGAACAAACGAAGGAATTTCTATTGGTGAAGCTGATGCTGTAATAGGTATAAATTATCAAGCTGCTAGTATCGTTGTTTTGAATAATACAGCAACTCTACAACGTGGCGAAGGATTACCTGACGTAACATGGGAAGGTTACATAAACGCATTACCTTTCCACTTCACAGACTATGTTACTACTATAAAATTACGTAGAGCAGATACAGGATATGAAATAAGCGGCACTGTGTCATTAAGTTCGAATGATCCCAGAGAGCTTGATATTAATTTTGATACTGATAGCACTCCGAGCGATACACTTTTAGAAGGTGAAAATGGCACTAGAGGCACAGTAGATTATATTGTAAATCCTAGGAATTTTGATCCAAGAAACGTGAGTAGTGAAAGCCCCCGTATTTTACTACTAGAAGCTATCAATACAAGTGTTAATGTAGGCCAGGATGTAGGTTCTACTCCGAACAATTACGTGTACGACGGACCAGACGCATGGAAGAATGCAGACGGGAGTGATTTCATTGCAGGTGCTAATGATATAGTAGAATGGACGGGCACGAAATGGAATGTAGTATTCGATGCAAGTGTTGCAAGTTTAGATAGTACAATAATATATACAACAAATATAAACACCAATATACAATATAAATTTGACCCCGACGAAGGCGAATGGTACAAGGCATTTGACGGAATTTACCATCCGGGAACATGGCGTCTAGACTACAATTGATAATATATATTATATGAGCAATATTAGGTGTAGCGGAGCAATGATTTATTCTCTTGCTACTAGACGATTTTTATTTTTATATAGAAAACAAAGTAAAAACAGCAATGTGTGGGGATTAGTTGGCGGCACTAACGAATATGAAGAGTCTCCGGGCGAAGCATTATATAGAGAAATTGACGAAGAAATAGGTAAAGTAAACATACTTAAAACAATACCTATCGAAACTTTCACAAGTAGAGACAAACGTTTTAAATATTATACTTACGTTTGCACAGTTGAAAACGAGTTTATACCTAAACTAAATGACGAACACTCTGGTTATGCATGGGCAAGTTATAACGACTGGCCTCAGCCTTTGCATCAAGGTATAGTAAAAACATTGAAAAGTAAAGTAATTAAAAATAAGTTTGAGACAATTTTTTCAGTGCTTCATTAAATGTCAATGTAATTATACAACTTAGGTTTAATAATTTCGTTTTGTTCTAGCCACTCAACAGCAAGTTTTTTTACATTATTATCACTGCTTTCGCTAAATTTACTGCTATCACTCAAGTGATCTAAATGATCATATAACATTTTTATAGCATCTCTATCCTGTTTTCCACTTAGCTTGATACGATTAAGTAAATCAAAAACCACTTGATTACCATGAGTAGTATTCATTCCAAATGTCATAAAGTTCTCACTTGTCGAAGTTATGAAGCACAGTAATAGGTTTTCCTAAATCTGGTGCAGAGGTAAATTGCAAATAATAACCATCTAAATAAGGACCGGTGCTAGATCCTGCTTTTAAAATAAATCCAGTGCCTGCTACATAGTTTGCAATGTTTGCGCCTGATGTATCAACTCCTAGTTCGAGTCTATTTGCTGCAGGAACGCTTTCAATATTATGACTTCCCGGGGACGACGAATCGTCAGTGTTTAACAGTTCTAGGTTATCGTCAGTGCTACTTTCAACCTGACTTACATACACTAGATCGCCTTGCGATAATCCATGAGTAGTAGCTGTTTGTATTACAGTTGTAGTGCCAACACTAATAATAGAGTCAATTTCGATTCTATTACCTGGATTTTGAACTATTGTGTAGTTAGTAGTTGCTAATTGAAAAACATTTTCAACAAGCACTATAATATTTTGCGCCGCTGCTGGATTTGGGTAATCACTGTCACCACTTGCTAATGGACCAAAAATAGTTTCAACAGCATCACCGTATCCTACTGTTTGCTGTGTGATAGTGGTAGGCTCTTTAAAGCGCATTTTACGTAAAGCGCCATTTTGATAACATTCAAACTCATTACTTGTTGTGTTGTAACGTATATGACCTTCAGTATAGCTTGTAGTAGCATCTGCTGTTGTACCTTTAGGCACTAACATCATATCTGTACTATCTAATACAACTTGACCGTTGATATCGTAGATTACACCCTTGCCTTCAACAGCAGCCCTGTTTGTAGTTTGACGTTTTAAGTATCTCATTATGCCACCATATAACTAATTGTAGCAGACAAACTTGTGCTTGCATTGTTAAACGTAACTACATCGGTTTCTTCTATTATAATTCTAGAAAAATCCCATACAAAAGTATCGCCTGCATCTACAGTAACAGAATTTGCAACTCTGTTTTCGTTATCAACTGATTCGCCATCTGGCCTAAAATGCAGATCAAATGATTGCGAAGAACCTGAGTTGTTACAAACAATTATATTCAAAATTGCATACTTTGTACTTGCTGGCACAGTCAATATGTCAGTGTTACCTGCTGCTAATGTTGCGTTTGCTATTGCCATTTTTTAAATCCTTAAAATAACATTGCAAAAAGCAATGCTTTATCTTTACTTATAAGTTCACTTGATGTGCTAGCACTGTTAATGAAGTGTAAACCGGTGTTGCCTGCTCCGACTGTATCACCATAAATTTTTACACCTTCGCTAGGCGCAGTTGGAGCTGATGCATCTTCTGCTTGGAATGTGGTGTTTGTGATAATAATTGCATCATCTGCTCTAATACTTCCTGTACCGCCGGCACTAAGAATAAGATCTGCACTTGTACTGTCCGCATTAAGCGTTGAAATTTGATTATCTTGTATTCTTATATTATGAAGCTCTGTACGATTAGAATAAAAATTAAATGGATTTAATCCATCTACTTCTACTGCTACTCTACTTTCTTGCAAAGTTACATCTTCGTCTAGCGCTCTTACTTTCGTATCAGCACTGACAATTTGATTAGCCCCTGTGACTGTAAGTCTATATGTAACTAGATCATTTACTGCTTTAGCGTTTGGTATAGCATCATCATCTATGATATAGCCGCCGCCAAGATCTACAATTATTCCGCTTGCATAACGATAAACGTTTTCTTCATAATTTGCTTCGCCAGCTACAGAAATATGACTACCAGGTGTAGTTAAATATAACGTGCCTTGTGCATGAATACTGTTTGTGCTTAATGGCAAGTGTGCACCTGTAGAGTCTTCTAGTTTAAAACTACCAGTGCCTGACGAGCCAGCAGTGTAAAATGCTGTTTGTTCATCAAAAACAATACGTGCATTATTAAGACTACCTCGGTCTAATTCAACTCCTGACTTATAATTAACAGATGCGTTTATACCAGCACCAGTTTCGCCATCGTTTAAAACAATTATATTATCGTCTATTGTAACAGTTTCTGATTCAACAGTAGTAGTTGTACCAAGAACTTGTAGGTTTCCTTTAATGACAGTGGTTCCTTGTATAGAACCACTGTCACCTGTGGTGTCAAGGGTAATGGTTCCTGAAGAACCGTTATCTACAACTATACTATAATCGTCGTTATGTACTCTAACAATCCTTGACATGTTTTACCCTTAAATTGCAGTAAGTCTTAGAATAGACTCTGTTGAGTCATCTTCAGTAGCCCATGTATAACGATTGCCATCATAGTCTATAGCAGTTCTGTTAAAAAGCTTTGCAATTGCAATTGCTCCGCCACCAGCGCCAATGCCAATAAGTTGACATTCAAAGTTAGCATTAGGTGCAGAACCGTCTGATGTTAGTCTACAAATTCTTGTGATTGTATCACCGTCGTTTGAACAGTTAAATTTGTTTGTGCCTCTTTGTGAAAGTATTTTACCTTCAATTAAACTAGAGCCATCGTGGAATCTAATTGGAATAGTTGGTGTAGCGTCAACACCTGTTGCGCCAAAATTTCTTTTATTTACTGGACGTCCCATTTTTTTCTCCTTTGTGACGTTCTAGGTCTACGCTGTGGGTACAGCATAAGTCCTCATCATTGAGGTTCTCTCTATGACATTGTATTTATCAACATAAGAGAAAAGGCATGCTGCAAAACAACATGCCTTTTTCTATAAAAAAATAGGTGAAGGATTAAGGATTACCTTCAATGGGTCTTTGGCAGACTCCTGTCTACTCGACCCAAACTTACCTGCATCTGCTAAGACGGGAAGCTATCCCCTTCGGTATTACTTTATCCGCATCTGCCACGGATTATTCAGTCAACCTATATTGTAACAACGTCTTGTTACAGTGTTTAATATACAGTCTTTGTTTATAAAGTCAACCAAAAAAAGTCAAAAAAATAGGGCCCGTAGGCCCTATTTTATAAAATAAACTTAACTTAGCTAAAGGATACGTTACCGTTAGTAATAGCAACCTCAGCTAGGTAGTCACCAGCGTTACCTAGCGACGAAGCAGTGTTAGAAAGCTCAACATAGCCGTAGCGTGTTAAGAAGCTAACTACTGGTTCGAATGTGCTAGGATCTAGTACCACACCACTTGACATTAGCGGGATGTATGGGCAATAGAACGCTGCTGCATCAGACTCGGAAGAACCTTTGTAACCAACAAGTACAGCTTGGCCGTCACCTGCATAGGTGTTTACGTAGATCTTCATAGCGTTGTTTAGAGTACCAACCATCTTTGTGTTAGTTGGTGCTTCGAAAGTACCTTCAGTTGTACGAGCGAACGCAGAAGTAGTTGCAGACTGAAGAATTGTAAGAGCGAATGGACTTACAACTGCCCAGTTACCTGCGCCACGACGTGTACGCTGTGCAATTAGGTTAGCTGCACGGTTAATTTGAACTGCAAGTGCTGCGTGCTCATCACCAACGAATGTAGCTGTACCAGACACTGCTGCCTGATCGTATGTTTCAACTGTACCAGCAAGTGTACCTAGGCTAGCTAGGATCTCTTGGTCGATTTCAGCTGTTATTTCTTGTGCTAGAGCAGCCATGATCTCAGCTTCAACATCAATACCATGCTGTGACTGTGCATCCTGTGCAGCTTCAAAAGTCCAGCGAGCGGATAGCTTACGTGACTTAGCTTCAACAGTTTGCTTTAGGATCTGAATGCTTAGACGGTTACCAGCGGAACCTTCTAGGTTAGCTGTGTTAGCACCTTTACCTGTAGAAGTGTTACCGGAGTAAGCTTCTGCAATCTTGAATGGTGAAAGTGCTTCTTCACCTGCAACTGCACCACTTGCACCAGAACCAGCTGTGTCGCTGTAGCGAACACGTAGAGTGTGGATCTGACCAACTGGACCTGTCATTGGCTGTACACCAACAATTTCGTTTGCAATTACAGTCGGCATTACACGTCTGATCACTGGTAGGATCACACGGTTAAGGGTAGCAACGTTACCTGCACCAGTTGCACCAGCAGTCGCGGTTTCCATCAAGTGCTTACGAGTGTTTTCGAGAGTTGCTTCCATTACGGATTTTTTGTTACCGTTTAGGCCTTCAAGCAAAGCACTTTTAGTGTCGTGCCAGCGACCTTCTAGTAGTTCTGACATAATTAATCTCTCCTTATTTTAAGCCTGCAAGACGCTTGATGTCAACGACATTATTATCGTCTGCTGTAGAACTAATGTTATTATTTGTTTCTTTGTTGCCTGTTACTTCTTTGCCTTCTGTTAATTTTGCCTTATTACTAGCTGCTGCTTTAGGAGCATCTCCATCAATAACCGCAGGTAAGTACTTGTTAAACGCTGTTTCTAACTTAGCAGTTTGGACACTTTCTAGTAGATCAGTCATTATTTCTTTTTGCTTTCTGCTCAAAGGTGATAGCAACTCATTTACTTTTTCTGTGCGCACTGCACTCTCTTTCAGAAGCTTGATTTCAGTATTCTTGCTTTCTGACAATTTGTTAGCTTCAGCTATTTTCTCTTCAGCTTCTTTCAGTTGTGTCTCTTTTTCAGCCACAACATTAAGAAGTCTTGCAGTTTCGGACTTTTTATTTAAATGACTACCAACATATTCTTGCTGGAATGATTCAAACAATCTGCGTCCAAAATCATTTTGACGTGCTACTGTGATATCTTCTTTCAACTGAGAAAGTTCAGTCTTTAATGATTCACTTACAGTTTTGTTAACTAGTTTAGCACTTGTCTTGATAAAGTCTTTCTTTACTTCATCAAATGCGTTTCTTGATTCACGCATCAACTTAACTTTTGTTTCAGCTAAGTCTTTCTTATCTGTATAGAATTCTGAAATCTCTTTAGTAAGAGCTTCAATTACAAATTCTTCTAATTTTTCAAACTTTGCTGCAACTTGTTTTTGATCTTCATGTAGTTCAGAAACTTCTGCACTTAGCTGTTCCATGATAAAGCCTTCAAGCTTTTCAGAGTGGTCACGCATTGCTACAGCATACTTTGCCTTTGCTTCTGCTAATTGCTTACGATCTTCTTGGAATTCTGCAATTTCACCAGCTAGTGATTCTTCAAGCATCTTGTCAATAGATTCAACCATTGTCTGCTTATCGTGCTCATATTTACGTGCAAATTCTTCACGAAGCTCAGCAGTTACCTGCTTTTTGTTTTCGTCAATTTTATTATTCCACGCATCTTCTATGTCGGCACGAATTTCTTCCGATACTACATTATTTTCAAATAATGTTTTTAGTGCATCCAACATATTATTCTCCTGTTATTGGAGACCACTGATTATATTAACCAGCGATTCTTTTAGATATTTTTGTGCCTTTGCATCGTCTTGAACTTCTCTGCCTAATTGTAATGCCTTGTATCCGCCTTTAGTATTCAGTAAATGTTCATAAATTGGACTTGGATAAGCACTAGGAGCACTTGGTTGTGCAACAATATCAACTGTTACAATTTCAAAATCGCTTACTTGCCCTGATCCGTCTTCTTTTACGTTACCTGAACCTCTGCTGGAAACGCCTAGCTTTACACCGCCTTCGAGCAATGTTTTTACTAGTTGTCCCATTGGTGTTTCTAAAATCTTTAGTTTACCGAAACCTTTTGAGTCTTCACACCACATACCTTCGATCATGTGTGAAACACGATCAAGGTTAATGTTAAGACCGTCGGGATGATCAACTTCACCGAGAACCGAATAGCCGCCTTTAATTTGTTCATTAACAGTTTCGACAGCTTTCTGAATTTCATTCACAGGATAAACTCGTTGGTTAGCGTTTTTGACGCCACCTTCGATGAAAATTCCTTTCATGAACAAATTCTTGCCTTCATTAGCAGACTCGACAACTATTTTGGCCTCGTCATATGTAAGGTTTTCTACTAAGTTGATCATCCCGATTCCTTTGTTTAGCTACCGATTGGTGAGCTAGCTTTGTTGTCTTCGTGTTTAGCTTTCGGAGCTGCACTCATTTTTTTGCCGTTGTTGCCAGGAGCATTTTCAGCATCTACGCCCATGTCTTTAGCAGTTGGTGCTGCACGACCTTTTTCGTCGCCGCCATAGCTTTCGTTAGCTTCGCCGCCCATGTCATTTTTGCTTGCAACAGCTGATTTAGAATTGTCAGCAGTTGGGTTTTCCGGCTTTGGAGCAGGTGTGCTATATTCGTCTAGCTTTTTCATGTAGCGCTTCATCATGTCTGACTCACTAACAGGATCTTCGTCTTCTTCAGCAGACTCTTCCATGTCGTCGTCTTCAACATCGTCTGCTAAATCGTCTGCTGGATCACCGCCCATGTCTTCGTCTTCCATGTCCATGTCTTCGTCATCCATGTCCATATCTTCGTCGTCCATGCCCATATCTTCGTCGTCATCCATTGCGTCAATTGCAGCTTCAAGTTCAGATTTGAGATCGTCTAGCTGTGCTTCTAAGCTATCTATTTGATCTTGCATGTCGCCGCCTTCCATGTCGTCGTCCATGTCGTCCATGCCCATTTCCATGTCAGGACCTTCCATGTCGTCGTCGGCTTCTTCGATATCAAAATCTTCTTCTACGTCGAAATCTTCTTCGATATCAAAATCTTCTTCGATATCAAAATCTTCTTCAAGATCTTCGTCAGCATCTTCTTCTAGTTCTGCATCAACATCTTCTTCGATTTCTTCATCGTACATGTCATTTTCGAGTAAAGACTCGTAAATGTTTCTCGACTTTTCCACAACAATTTCATGAAAAAGATCTTTTGCGCCCTGCACGTCTTCGTTAACAAGACGCTCAAGCATTTCTTCAAACTTATTAGTTTTAGCCATTGCTATATCCTTTCTAATGCATAAAATGCCTACTATTATACACAGGAAAAAATACTTTTATAAAAAAAATTTTACAAAAGGAATTTCGAGTGAATGATTGTAAACTGTCATGTTATTTACGTATTTTATTAAAAAAGTAGTGTTTATACGTACTTTTTTGGTATATTTTTTTATTACTCTGGTATGTTAAAACGTTAATTAAATAAATTTATAAATGTTTCTTTGTGTAGTGTTTGTAAATTGCTAAATTTTAAATCTTCTGGCACGAATGTATCAGGCTCTACTACTCTAACAAATTGAACTTTTGTATGTTGCTGTATTACAGTTTTAGTTTGTTTAAGCCAATTTCCGTGATAAGTTGCACCGTCAGTTGACTTTTTATAATTGTTTGTATCTGCATACATGTTATTAAATTTTGAGCCATTGTTCAAACCTTTGTAGTCAAAACCTAAGATATAGATGGTTTTAGCGCCGTTTTCTATTGCTAAATTCAAGGCCGTAGGCCCACTACTCCAACCTTTACTAGGCTTAAAATAGTTTAAATTTTTAAATTTTTCGTAAGCTTTGTTATAATTTGTCCATACAGAGTTGTGTACATTGTACCCTTCTCTGTTTATTTCCATTACCATTTTAACGTCAACAGCTATTAAATGATGGGGCCTGTGATTGCGATAAAGAGCATTACACCCATACACAATCCCGTGATTCATTAATGCGTCTATATCAATACCACGCCTGCTTGTTCCGTTGCCTATTACAAATGCTGTTACTCCGGAAGTTTTAGGAAGTTCAACAGGTTTTTCTATTATATTAGGCTGGGGTATTGGATTATTTTTGCGTTCTCTTTTGAGTTTTTTCTGTTGTATTTTACGCTTAAGAGATCTATACTCTTCTTTGGTATACTTGCTTTTATCAATTTTGCCCATGGTATTTAGATAGATGCTTGATCAGGCACCTTATACATATCACGTATTCTAGAAAGTTCTTCTTGCTTTTCAGAATTATGGAAATCGCTAGCAAGACGTGCACGATTTATGTCTTTAAGACATAGCCTAGTTACTCGTGTATCCGACGGATCAACAACAGACTGATCGTAGCTGTTGTCATAGCTAGGATCTTCTACATTCTCTAGGTTATCATCAAAATAGAAAAATTCTCTTAAAAACATAACTTTATTTATTCCTAAATTCCGCCTGCGCCGCCTGCTGGAGGAGTTTCCCCTGCTTCTGGCGGAGATGTTGCTGTTTCTGGTGCAGTGCCTTCTTGTGGTACTGCATCTCCTAGATCATCTCCCGGTGCTTCAGTATCTAGTGCTCCTAAATCAGCACCGATGCCAGCGCCACTGATGCCAGCTGATCTCATTTCTGCACTAGGGTCCATAGCAGCAGCATTAGCGTCTTCACCGTTTTCTTCTTGCCACAATATTTCGTTTTCTTTGATTTCTTCTTCAGTAAGGCCTAAGAAACGACTCATTGCAAATCTATTTGAAATATATGGTAGAGCAGCCATTTGTCCGAATGTTGGAACTCTTGCATTATCTAGTTCTGCTTGTCTATAACTTGCAAAGTTTTGTGGCTTTACAAATGTCAAGTCAAACATTTCAGTGTCAATGTTGACACCTTTTTCTAATAGATATCTTTTGAACTCTCTGTTGAATGTTTCTACAAGTAAGCCTTGTAGTCTTTCACAGTAAGTGTTGAAACGCAGTTCTTGAATGTATGCTGTTCCAACTCTACCGTCTTGGAAATTATTTGCACCGTCATCTGCGCCGGTTGGCAAATAGCTCGAAGGAATACGTAGTCCACGCACAAGTTTGTTAGTAAAATAGCGTAAGTCGTCGATCTCACCAAGGTTAGTACCGCCGGGTAGTGTTTCTACTTTAGAACCTCTACCTTCTGCTGTTTGCGGGAAGAAGTAGTCTTCGTTTATGCTAAGTGGGTTGTAGCTTGAATCAATAACATTAGTGCCGCCACCTGTAGCACTTGGTATTCTACGTTGATGAATTTCTGTTTTTACTCTTTCTACAAACTGCATAGCCAAGTGTGCAGGCATGTTACCAACGTCAACGTAAAATACTCTACGTTCTGGCGCACGCTGTACTCTATAGATAATAATTGCGTCTTCTAGCAATTCTTTCTGCTTGTAAACTTTGAATACAGTTTCTAACAAACTATTACCAAACGGGAAGTTGTTGTCTAGTCCTTCGCTCAAACTTAGATGTAAAACATGTTCAGCACCTACGCCAAGTTCTTGTTGTTCTCTGTAAAATCTAGAACCAGCTTGTTGAGCAGCATTGCCTACCATACCTCGTGCTCCGCCAGTAGCGTATGCAGGATTACCGCCCTGTATGTTTCCGCTGGTTTGATGAGGTGTAGTTGCAATACCTTCTACAAAATTAAAGTTAATATCTCTAATAACATATTGTTCAGGTGTTTTGCCCTGACTCTCGTTTACAATAATTCTCGAAACTTTAGCTGGATCTATATGATACAGTTTTTTAGTTTCTGGATCTCTTAAGAATATTTCGTCACCGTACTTAAACACGTTTCTAAAAATTCTAAACATTCTAGTGTCGAAGTCATTTAGTTTGCACCACTGCCTCATGTACTGCGTAAGTATTTGTACTTCTGAACTAGTAGCAGGTTTGTTAAATTCAAAATCAAAATGATTACCTTGATGATTTTTTTGTGTACAAAATTCTGCTAGGATGTCTAGTGCAGCATTTACCTCACTGTCCATGTCCATGGTATTGTACTGACCATAACGTTCAACACGGTTAGGTGAACCGACGTACACGTCTGGCAAATAGCTACTGTAGTTTGCACTAGCCGGTCCGCTTGCATTTGTAGATGCGCCGCTTATAGGACTAGCAGAACCGTCATAGGGTGTAAAATATTTTTTCCAACTCATTGCATTTCACTTGGTTTGATGTTATATTTATGTTAATATTAAACGTATTTAAAAAAGTATAAGTAAGTTTGATGGCTGACAAAAAGACAAAAAAACCAAGACCTGTGCATGTTGACCAAAGTACTCCTGGTCCTATGCTGACTACAGAACAGTACGAAAAGTACTACGGAAACAAACAAAAAGGTAAAAAAGATGACAATCACGACTCTTAAACTGATCACAGGCGAAGAGATAATCGGCGATGTTACACAAGAAAGCGATTCTGAGATAGTTGTAATGCGTCCAGTTACAATGGTAGAATCTGAAGAACCAGGCAGTATTAGTCTTGTACCATGGATCTACAGTATAGACATTGCAAAACCTATTACCATAGATAAAGACAAAGTGTTTTTGACAGCAGTTACTGACATACGTTTTGCAGATAGTTATTCTAAGTATGATAGCAGTCTCACTACTGCACTTGAAGAATTAGAAGCTGAAGAACAGTATGCACAAGAAGAACTAGACGAAGACGATACTGTTACTATTCACTAACGAGCTCCCGGGTTGAATGCTACTATCCCGCCTGTTTGTTGCGCAGTTGTGTTTACCCTATCATTAGCAGCAGCATTTTGCACTAATGAAGTATTTAATTTTTCTGCCATTAATGCTTGATTTTCATTACTTTTGCGAAGTATCGGGATTAACTCAATAAGGCTGTCTATCAGTGGCTGTAAAGCTTCTTGAATTATACCTGGACTAACTTGCTGTCCTTGTCCAGCGTCGGGTTGTGCTTGAAGTATTCTTTGCCGTTCAGCCTTAATAAGGTCACGTTGTTCATTTCTTAAAGTATTAAAATCTAAGAAATCTGCAGTACTAGCTGTGCCTCCTGCGGCTAAGGCATCAATTGTGTCTTCTAAAGCAGATAAATCCTCTAATAATAACCTTTCGTCGGGCCTTAAATCTGTGGCTTGTTTAGCTTGTAAATTATCTAATATATTAGACATTGCTTGTGCATCGGCCTCAACAACGTCTTGTTGATTTATCCTATTTGTCATCAAACCCGCAACATCTTCCACTGTTCCTAAAAATCTGTCAGCTAATGGTACTAAGGTATTAAGTCCTCTTACTAAAATACCATCACTGGGATCTAACAAGTCTGCTATGCCTATATTAATTTTTTTTGATGCTTCTGCTAGTAAAATCTGATTGTCTATAAGAGCATCCATTGTCGCATCAACACCTTCTATTCGACGGTCAATATTTTCTTGAGCTCTAGTTCTTTGCTCAGTAACAAAAGGATCTCGACCAGTGGCACTTGCCAGGCTTGTGCCTAATATAGTTGCTCTTTGTCGTTCTACATCTCTACGTAAGAAACCAAATTCGCTGCCTAAGTATGGAGCAAATCTACCGAACTGCTGCATATTAGCAGCAGACTCTTGAGCGAACACTTGTGCAATTCTATCTTCCATTGCCCTTATTTCTTCAGCACTTGCACCGCTTGCTATCATTGCGTTCATTTGTCCTAGTAGAGCAGTGGTCATAGGCTTTAATGCAGCTTCGATTTCATTTCCAGGTGTAGGCAAGCCGACGCCACTTAAGAATCCTTCAGCAAGATCGCTTGCGCCTATAGCAGATAGAGTATTACTAAATCTAATAAGATTTTGTGTGGCTCTTGGATTTATTATTAAATCTAACTGTCTTGCGAGAAGTGCAGGAGTGTTCATCATAGATTCAACTGCTCGTTGTTGGGCTTCAACACTCATACCTGTGGTTTGTGCAAGTAGTTTTTGATTTATAATGTTTTCTTCGATAATGTCATTTAGACTATCTCGGGCTGTTTCATCCTTATTAAATACAGGACCTAACAAAGCGGATTGAGCTGCTAAAGTAAAGGTTAGCGTGTCTAACTCTATGCCTAAAGCTTTGAAATTTTCCAAAGTCTCTCGATTAAATGCATCTTTGATAGCTATAAAATTGTCTAGAACCTCGTCTGGTAATCCTCCAGACGCTCTTAATAATTCTACCTGACTGCCTAATTGTACAAGTTGATCTTTATTAATTTGTAGATTAGCAGCAAGCTGGTCAAATTTTGAAATAGTGTCAAGAATTGTTCCTTGATTAGCAATATTTTGCGACCTATAAAAACTGTCTTCTGCAATGTTTGCAAGTTGTGATGCTTGTTCTGATATTTTACCTCCAAACAAATTTCCTGCTTGTCTTACACTACCTTGCGTATTATCTCTAGTTTGTTTTATTGCGTTTCCTATAACGCCTGTCAGTTTTCCAACAGTTCCTGCAACAGCTCCGAAGGCTGCTGTTGTTGAATTTGCAGCACGTCCGAGACCCTGTACACCATCTGCTGCATCATTAGCACTCGTAGCTAGTTGGTTTGAAAAGCCGCGAGATTCCATTGCTTGAAATAAAGAATTAGCAAAGCGATCATAATCAAACTCTTGATCCATTATTTTTCCTGCCTATTTTAATATGTTAAATACATATAGCTTATTTAGTGAGAATATAATGTCCTCTTTTTTAGAAAAATACAAAAGACAAGCAAAGTTATATATAGACTTACCTAGCAGTGGTATTTACTATGATGATTCTGTAGTGCAAGATCAGCAGTATGTTCACTTACCGGTTCATGCTCTAACCGCTGCTGATGAAATTACTATAAAAACACCAGATATTTTGTTTTCAGGTCAAGCCACTGCTGATATAATAAAAAGTTGTGTACCTTCTATTTTAGATCCCTGGAAATTAGTTAAACCAGATGTTGATTATATTTTGTCGGCTATAAAATTAGCAACATATGGCGAAACTTCATCTATGACTGTAACTTGTCCTAAATGTGGCACAGAAAGCGAAGCTGAAATAAAGCTACAAGATGTTTTAGATTTTTACGAAAATGTTCCGCAAGAACATGTTTTTTCTTATCAAGATCTAGAAATACAGCTTACTCCTGTAACATACACTATTATCACTAAGCTTGGCTTAGAAATGTATAATTTACAAAGAACATTAGTGCAAGTACAAGCTAGCGATATGACCGATGAGGAAAAAACAGATCATTATGCAAAAGCTGCTAACGAGATGAAAAAAGCAGCAGTAAGGGCATTAGTTTATTATGTGACATCGATATCGTCTAAAACTTCTGATGATGTAGAAGATAATAATGAAGTAATAAATGATTTTCTTTATAATAACGATAATTCTGTTGCTACACTTTTCACAAAAGAAGTAGACATATTTTTACAAAAATTATCGTTTCCAGAACAGTTTTTACCCTGTTCTAATGAAGAATGCGATCATACGTTAAATGTAAAATACAGCAGCGATTACTCGACTTTTTTCGATCGATCCTAGTTGCAAAGTCGAATTCTGAGATTGAAGAACTTATCAAAAAATACGAAAATCAGATAAAAGAAATAAAATATAATCTCTATAAATTAGGATGGTTCATGCGTGGTTTTATGGACTATAACACAATTATGCATGTAATATCTCCAGAAGATATACGAATATTAAATGATATTGTTAAAGAAAACTTAGAAACTACAAAAGAAAGCGGAATGCCGTTTTTCTAATTAAGATTTTTCAATTTTGTCAAAAATGTACATAAGATCAGGTCTGTTAGTCTGCACATCTTTTTTGATATCATAATAGATTTCTTTACATAAATTGTTTAAATCATTAAAGTCGATTTTAGGAGAGTTATCAGTTTGCATTACACTATCTGCATTAGGATCAGCTGCTTCGAAAGTGCCAGGACCACTTAGAGGTACATACAAGTCTACAAGATCCATAAAGCCCGGATCTTTTAGCTCACACCACGAAGCAATCTCTTCTTTTGTAATAAATTTCATCATAAATATTGCAACAGGTTTTGCTATAAAATTAGCAAATTTATCTACACGTTTTAAAATATGTGCTATTGCAAATTCTGCAGCAGTTGTAACTAGTAAAGCAGCTATCCAGCCTACAAAGCCGCCGGCTGGAAACACAAGAAATATATTTTTTAATAACTTAGAAAGTCTTACTAAGCCCATAGCAGTTGCGCCGGCACCTGCAATTAGAGCCACAGACCACCCTTGTATCATATAATACAATCTCACACCGAAGCTATCTTTATTACCCATATTATCTAAAAGTGGATCTATGTTTTTATCTTTTACTGGATTATAATTTGGCATACGTTCGCACGGTGATAACGGTATATTTTCAAACCTATATGATCCTCGTACATAGTTTACTAAATTTGTTTTCCATCTGCTGAAATCTATCATTGGCGCTAAGCCAGTTAAGATTATGCCGGCCACCGGGCGACCTCCCACCAAGTTTCCAAATCTTTTCCATATACTTTTATTATTGCGTTTATATTTGTTATCATTGTCAACGTTGTCGTCTACTTCGGGCGATTTGTTAGCCTGACTAGATAATTCTGTAGTTGCTCGTTGTGCAGCTTGTTGAGCAAGTGCTCTATTTTTAAAAGTTTGATCACCTATTTTACCGTCAGGGCCTTTTAACCTAAACTCATTATCAACTTTTACAACTTTAAATTCTTCTGTTAAAAATTCAGTAGCTCTCATGCCGGATCTCCGATCATACGCTGTGCTTTTCTTTCTGCCTTTGACATAGCGTCTTCAAGTTGCTGTGACTTTTCAGGATCGCTAGCTACAGCTTTGCGCATGTCGTCTAGTACTGCTTCACAAACTTGATTAAACAACTCTGCATATTCATCATCAATAATTTCTGCTAGTTGCTGCATCTGATTTGGTCTTTGCTGACTGTCAGGATCAGCAGCTTCGGGTACTAGATTTAACAATTCTAAACTAGGGTCATTGTCGTCAACTTCTATACCTTGCGATACACCGCCTAGTTCTAGATACATGTTTCTGCGTTGACATGCTTGATTTACATAAGCTTTTGTAGAAATTGTAGAAGCTAAGAAGCCGCCAACTTTGTTACTTAATGGTCTTAACCATTGTTCCTTGCGTTTCATAAAACGGTCAATTGCTAAACTTATAATCCAACTAGCGCCTCCGCCTACTAGCACAGTTATAATTGCAGCTGGCATACCTACACCGCTGCCTGCAAGTGCAACAGCAGCCATCCGAGACAGTCTCATAATAAGTTTAGAAGCTATAATTGTACCTGTGAGTGCATTTACAATTAAATTAAAAGCCCAACTTGCTAATCTTCGACTTATAGTATATCTCGTAGTAGGATCACTTGGTTTTTGGCCTGCTCTTGTTACCCATCCTTGTTGTGTAACATACCATAAAGGATTGTACTTTAAATAATCAAAATAATTTCTTGGATCAAAACTATTTAAATTACCGCCGAAGTTGGTTAAAGTGCCATCTTCAGGATGAAGTACTCCAGCTTGTGCTACTGTAAATGTCTGATCTGCATTTTCGTAGTCAACGTCTAAATAAGGATCATCAAATGGATCCCAAGAGCTGTTATCACACGGAGCAAGCGTTTTTCCAAATTCTTCAACTTTTTCATAACCAGTAAGATATTGATCCCATTGCCAAAGAATTTTTGTAATAGAGCCAACACTGATTGCAGTACCTATCCAATTGAACATAGGATGATTTGCTAGCTTAGTAAGATAAGGAGCTCTAAGTTTTTGCATTGCAGCTCGATATCTTTTATTAGTAGCTAATCTTTCTTTTGCTTTTTCTTCTGGAGACATTTTGTCCCATTGTTGCATGCGTTGTTCAATATCTGATAATTTGTCTTTAACGCCGCCAGTGCCAGGCGCACCTACTCTTGGTGGTTGACTATTACCGCCTGGAGCTCCTACTGTGGGTTCTCCGGGTCTTGGTGCTCCTACATTACTGCCGGGTGATCCAATTCGCGGAGTGGTGTTTCTTGTTAACGAATTAGGTGTAGGTGTTTTTTTCGGAGTATCTAAACCTCCTACTATAGCCGGTAAATCGTCATCTTCAAACAATTGAGAAAATCTCATTATGATTCCTTAAAGTACATTTGTAACTATTTATGTCTCAACTTCGTTGATCCAAGTCTTCGCTAACGCTCGACTATTTTACTTCGTAAAACAATTAACAAGCATAGTATTACTCTTAAAACTGTACTATGAGAGATATTCCTGTAGATTAAGCTGCTCAGACGGAACCTGTTAAGGGTTCCGTCATAAAGAAAAAATTGTTTTCCTGTGAGTATCACCACCCGTGACATGGAAGTAGGTATTTGATTTTATACACACGTTCAACGGGCTCCGACCTTTCCCAACCTACATCGACATCACGCAATATGCGATACCTGTGCTCTCGTTCCTACTTGCACAGTTTTTATGAACTTGTGTGTTTTCGATTGACAGCAATCAATCTATGTTAACTTACCGCCTCTGGGCGTTGGCTTAACATGTTACGTGTTCAGGTCTTCTCCCTGACTTTTCCACAGCGGTATTGTAACTGGCCCGCTAACCTTTTGTGCTGTATGCTTGCCTACAGTTTTGTTTTACCTGTTTCATTGCCTAGATACTCTTTTAATATTTTAGAACCACCAATACGAACGTTTATAATACCGTTATAGTATTCGTCAGATTCTAAAACTCGCCTTTCAAATTGTTCTCGTGCTTCTAAATAACTTGCTATGCCTCTACTTGGACAGATATAAAGTATTTCTCTTGTAAATTTTTCTTTGCCTAGTTCTTCAATGTCTCTTAACAAATGATCTGATGAACCCCAATAGTCACGCCAATCACTTTCTACCTTAGTGCGTCTTTTTCTTTTTTTACCTTTTAGTGGTGGTTTTGTTCTTGTTGCCTTAGCGTACTTCTTGCCTACGTATTTTTTATTGTTGACTGTGTTAGTGATTAGATATACAAAGCCTTCGCAGTCTTGGGGTAATGAGTCTATAGTTTTGCCTTGGTAGGTCCATTCCATATAATGTTTATGGTCATTGCCTATTTGTCGCCTTCGGTCTTGGTTCTAGTGGTTCTTTTTTCATAAAATTCAGTTTGTATTTCTTTTTGCCTAATTCGTGCTAGCTTGATAATATTTCTTAAATGTCTTCTGCCTGCAAGGTGTGTTCTTACACTGTGCCTTTTATTAAAATCTGTATGAGCCTGATAATATTTTAAATATTCTTTTACTAATTGTTCATGAGTTGTTTCTGCTTCAAAGTCATTGTCGTTTTTATCTTTGGTCATATCACTACATCCAAGTCTGTTGAGTAGGAAGTAAAGCCAGATTCTTTGATTACTTTTAGAACATGGTTCACTCTGCCAATTAATTCATCTTTGTGAGAAATAAGAAATACATTTTTATGACGTTCTCTACCCATTTGTTTAATAACCCCTAAAGCATTTTCAACTCCTGCAGAATCCATGCCGCTGTCGATGAGCTCATCGATAAACAACAGGTTTACATTTTGATATAGGTTTTCCCAAACGTCTCTAAATGCAAAACTCATTCCGAGTATAAGTCTGTTTCTTTCGCCTCGACTTAGATTATCAAAATCTAAATCTTGGCCCAGCTGAGTAATTTCTACTGCAAGATCATTTTGGAATAGTACCTGATGTGGCAAGCCTAGTTTGTTTAAGTAATTTGTAAGCCTATTGTTTAGATAACTTAAATTTTGATCAATAATTTTCTTTCTAATAAAGCTGTCTTTATTAGTAAGAAGTTTTAACAAAAATTCTTGATGTTCTTGAAAGTTGGTAAGATTATTTACCGTGTCCCAGTTGATCTCTTGCAACGCAGTTAATGATAACTCGTCAATCTGTGCCTGGTAAGGATCAGTTTCTTGCTGTTTTGCTTCTAAGCTGCTGCGTAAACTATCAATATTTTGCCTGTGATCGTATGCTTCCTTCATCGATTCATAAAATACCGTAGGCTTTGCATCTATATCACCAATATTTTCGATTGCTACCTTGGTATTGTTGAGATTATCTGTAATTTCTTGCAAGTATTTCTTAGAATCAGCTAGTTCTTGAGACTTTTTATCTAGTATTTCTTGTTTTTTGTCTTCATGTAATGGTTGATTACATGCGTAACACACCGCATCTTCGAGATCACTAATGTCTTTTTGTATTTTTTCTACACTTTTCTTAGATCTTTCTTGTGCAATCTCAAAATTGCCAAGTTCTTTGGTTAAATTTGCTAGTTCGTCAGTAATTTTTTGCCAGTTTTGTAGTTTTTCATGTGACTCGATCTCTTTTTCGATGTCTAATTTATCTAATTCAGCAATAGCAGCTTCTAAATGGTCACAATCTTGCTTCTTTTTTGCCTGCCATGCCTTTTGAGTGCGACCTAAACTACCAATTGTCTCCTCAATCTTCTCATTTGCTGACTGAATTGCTTGAATTTTTGTTGTTTCTTGGTTAATTTTGTCTTTTGATTCACGTATTTTCTCTTTTAGGGCTTCTGCCTTCTCAGAAAGTATGGTTATGCCGAGCAATTGTTCAATAATTGCACGTTGATCATTGGTTCTCATAGCCAAAAACGGTTCAGAGTATGTATTAAGAGCTACAACATGCTTAAACATGTCGTGACTCATGCCCAAAAGGTTGTTTATGTACTCTTGAGTCTTACGACTATCGCCTTGTGACTCGTCAGTAAGCTCTTGTTCTTCGTTATTCACATAGAACTTAGTAAAAGTAGGCGATCTACCACGTTCGATTCTATATTGTACATTGTTTTTTTCAAAATTCAATGTCACTAACATGTGTTTTGAGTTTGTTTTGTTAATGAGATTGTTTCTTTTGATATTAGTAAGTGCTTGGCCGTAGAGAGCATAAGACAATGCATTAATAATTGTAGTTTTGCCCGTCCCGTTTCGTGAGCCTGAGTCATCACCTCCTTGATCTAAGTTTTCACCAAGCACTAGAGTGAGCTGTTCTTGATCAAATCTCACACCTTGAGTTTGATTACCAACGCTCATAAAGTTTTTTACTGTTAAGTCTTTAATTAAAATTGTCATAATTTAGTTTTGTTTAGGATCGATACTGATTTCGTTTATACAAATGTCTTCAGGCTGCTCGAATATCCATTTAATATAACTTGCTGCTTTGTCAATGTCAAGACATTTACGATCAGGATGCTTTTCTTGATTATTTGACATGGTACCAAAACTGATATATGACACTTTAGGACCATTTGACCATACTCCGCCAATAGACATACTGTTAGAATAGTCTCTCAACGCTTTCTTTTCGGCATTATAGCGCCAAACTTTACCGCTTTTTACTCTATCCGTTGTGCTTCCGACAGTGATGATGTGTGGAGTATGTTTGTTTTTAACACACATTCTATAAACTTCGTCTAATAAGTTTGTTTGATGAAACTTATATAGTGCAGCACATATGATTATTCGATCATGATCAAGAGATTCTGTTGCAAATCGAAAAGCTCCATCGTAAGAACACAAGTCATAACCAGTTGCACGACTACAATAAACCGCATCAGGATATATTTTATATAATGCTTGTGCAACTCCAAAGTCTTTGTTACCTGAAATAATCATTATAAATCCCTATAAATGTCTAATAGCATCTTTTTGTCAAAAGATTCGGAATCAATTTCTACAATTTCACGTGACACAATTTCATCTACACTTTCAAACTTGCTAATATCTAGTTCTGTTGTAATTTCGTCAATTTGTTTTTGAGGAATAAGTGTAATTTCTCTACAGTTGTATTGTTTTACATATGTTTCTTTAATAAAACTAGCTTCTTCATATGAAATTGGAATATCAATTGACACTCGCAAATACATTTTATCTTTAATAATATCATTTTCGGGATCAAGAAGCTGTGACAACGTTACTGTTCGATACTTAGGACACGCATCCCAGTTGATATATTGAGGTTCTAGATCATTTTCCCTGTCAACAATTACCATTCCTCGTTCGTCATCCCATGCATCAGCATAGTTGTGCGGAAACGCATTACCAATATAATGAATGTTTCCTTTTATCTGACGTTTATGAAAGTGTCCTGAAAACACATATTTTTGATTTTGGAAGTGAGTAGCTCTTAGATCGCCATGTTCAGGCATTTGCACATGAGCATTCATTAAAAATGTAGGGAGTTCGAAATGTCCAAACATGTATTTTGTTTGTGAACGCTCAATTTTTTGCCATTCATTGTCAACTAACCAAGGTACTAGTGCAACATCTTCTATTTCTGTAAATTCATCTAGCACAGTTACACCTGGAATGTGTCGAGCAAAATTAGTACTACTAATGTCTCGGCGGTCTTTATAGTACAAGTCATGATTGCCTACAAACATGTAGAAGTTATCAAAACTTTTTCCTAGTTTTTCTAAACATCTGACAGTGTAGTCTAGCGTAGAAATATTCACGCTACTGCGATTGTGATGCCAATCGCCACAAAAGATTCCTGTTTCGCAGTTGTTTTCTTTAGCTTGTTCTATATACCAATCCACAAACTCTTCACAGTCTGTGTTATGTGTTTTGCTATTGCTTTTTAAACCAAGATGGATGTCTGTAAATACAGCAGCTCTTTTAAACAAAGTTACCTCAATATAAAACTAATTTATAATACTATAACGTAAAATACTATACAAGTCAATAAAATTATTTGCTAGTAGCTGGATTATTTGCTTCCCATTCACGTGCCGCTTGTCTTGTATAGCTAGGAGACATGTCGTTCATTTCTAAAATATCGTCTCTTATATTTTGATTGCGTTTTTCCAAATTAATTACACGCACAAAAGAATTTGTCACTGCGGCAGTATAATAAGCAAATGGATTTTGCGATTTAGATTCATCAAACTGTAAGCCTATTTGTGTTAACTGAAGTATAGCTTGACCACGCATTTCGTCGTTATAGGTATAACCTCTTACATTGCCTCTAGTTGCATAACGTTCGCATAGTTTCATCCACATGTGAGCAAGTTTGTTTGTTACCTTGCCGTGTTGTTTATCAAAATAACCATTATCCATTCCTCCTACCCAATGTGATTTGCCTACACAGAATAAATTTCCGTCAGCGTCAAATTTAAAGTGTTGGAACGGAGGAAAATTAAGTTTAGTTTTTGTATCTGCTACAGTTTTTGGAGTTTTCTTTCTGCCTACTTCTTCAGGTACATGATCATAAGACATAACTCTAAACACTAGGTCTTCTTTTTTGATCTTTTTCCAGTTTACTTCAAATTCGGCTAGTTTTACTTTTTGACCTTCGGCTTTAGCAGCATCAAAAGCTTGAGTTTGCAAACGTTTTGCTTGATTTCTTTTTGCTTCTGCTATAGTTCTAATGTTTATTTTAGCTAGTCCTTCTTCTAACGTACCGTAAGGACCTTGTAGTGGTATAATTAAATCATATTGATTGTATTCGTTCTCAGTGTAACTACAAAAACTGCTTTTAGATTTATGAATTTCGGATAAAATGTCTTTGTTGTTTAGGTAATTGTGTTTTCTCATTAATTGTTGATTCCTAATAATATATTTATTATAAAATATGTATATAATTTTGTCAACTAAATACAACAAAGAGGACATGAAAAATGGCAGTTGACTTTGTAGAAAATCCATCAGCTGAAGCACAACGACGTAGCAGTCAAAATCCACAAGCGACTGTTGACAATTTAACTGGTAGTTCTGTAACATATGGAGACAATACCAGTAACTACGCCGAAACTGCTGCAACTGAAACATATGATTCTAAAGATTATGTGAGTAATTTACGTAAAAGGAATATACCTGCAGGCGCAGATCCTACCCCGCTGCCGTTTAACACTGCGGCTTGGAAAGCTACAGGAGCAGCTGACTGGAGAGTAAGGCTAAGTATTCCGTCTGGAGTTAACTTTGGACCTTTGCACGGAAGTTTAGCAAGAACAAATGGTTGTATGTGGCCATATACACCTAGTATTACATTTGGCACAGGTGCAACATATTCTGAAATGACGCCTACTCATGCGCTATACCCGTATGTGGTTTATCAAAACAGTCAAGTAGAGCAAATATCTATTAGTGGTACTTTTACTGCACAAAATCAACAAGAAGCTACATATGTTATTGCGGCACAACATTATTTAAAAACAATGACAAAAAGTGCATATGCTAACAGTGCGTATCAAGGTTCGCCACCGCCGGTTGTATTTTTAAATGGATATGGCCAATTTATGTTCCAAAGTGTGCCAGTAGTTGTCTCAGGCTGGAATATTTCTCTTCCATCTGATGTTGATTATATACAATCAAATACAGGCACATATGCACCTACTAAATGTGAAATAACATGTAGTCTTAAGGTTGCATACAGCAGAAGCAAAACACAATCGTTTAGCTTACAGAGCTTTGCTGCTAGTGGTGGAGGAGGTTTTGTATGACAACTGAATATCAAAAAGTTTTTTATAACAATGCAAGTCCCTATTTTGCAACAGAAGTAAAGAATGATCAATTTTTAAGTTATCTTACAATTAGGGCTGTTCCTGCAAGAGCGAATGATGTTCTTTACACAATAGAACCCCAATATACACATAGACCAGATTTGCTAGCTTATGATCTTTACGGAAGTTCTGATCTATGGTGGGTTTTTGCACAGCGCAACATGAATGTTATAAGAGATCCAATTTATGACTTTGAAGCTGGAACAGAAATTTATTTGCCGCAAAGTAAATTTTTACGAGATACCTTAGGAGTATAAAATGGCAATTATAAGAACAGATGCTTCTTTATCAGACGGCGGTGAAAGTGTACAAGACATAGGTAGACCGTCTGCTGATGATAGCTGGCGCACATGGCGAGGAGAAAGTCCTGATGAATTTTTCTATTTACGAGAAAATAGACAGTTTTCAGGCAAAGGTCTTACTAATTCTAGCGGCGGCGGAGGAGGCGGAAGTCCTAGTGTAAATCCTCTACATAAGTTTGCAACTTATAGTTGGATGTGGAGTTTAAATGTACTTAATCATGCACAAACAAATAATCCAGAAAGCTTAATCAAAGGCCGTAAATTTAGAGCAGGTATCACTGTGGCAGAAGATATGGGCAGTTCAGACTATCATTTTGACAATATGAGAATAAAAAGTGTTATATCTGCAAACCAAGGTACAAGAGGTGCAAACGCTTTAACATTTGCATTTGACATTGTAGAACCTTATAGTATGGGCGGCTTTTTAGAAGACCTAGACGACGCTGCACGCAGGCAAGGGTTTAACAACTATGCTGATTGTGGTATAATGCTTGCCTGTAAGTTTGACGGATTTACTGACTCAGGATCACACGATACTGTAGGTCCTTACAACTTTATCGTAAAACTTATACAAGCAAAATTTACAGTCACAGAAGCAGGCACAGTATATAAATGCCTAGCTGTAGCATGGAACGATCAAGCATTTAATGAGGAAGTAGCTACCACAAAAACCAACGGTACAATTTCAGGCAGAACTGTACAGGAAATACTTTCAACAGGTCAAAACAGTTTACAAGCATTGTTAAACAAAATTGAAAATGCACAAGTTGAAAATGGTGTACAAAAAGAAGCTGATCAGTATTATATTGTATTTCCGGAAACACAAACATCTGCAGAAGAGCAACCTGTTTTAGGAGCCGCGTCGGCTGGGCTTGTAGACAATCCGATAGACCTTACAGAAATATGGGAGAGCGCAAAAGGCTCAAGCTCCTCCGGCGACGAAGGACAATATAGTTTTGATCAATGGCCTGATCAATTTAAAAAATATAAGCTAGGATCTGCAAAATCTGCACACGATATTGGTGCAAAAATTTATGGTTTTTATAAAGATAATTGTAGTGTCATAGGTAAGTCCCCTATAATGAAACAGCCTGAAGATAATCAAACTTATACACAAACTGGTTTTGACAATGCATTGTCCGATCAAGATCGCATGGTACTGGATAATAAAAACTGTAGACTTCCGGGAGATTCTCAAACTATGCAGGTAAACGCAGGTACACGAGTGATTAATATAATTGAAGAAGTTATTATAGCAAGCGAGTACGGTAGAGAATATGGAGCAAACAAAGATGCAGACGGTGATAACAAAATTGATTGGTTTAGATTTTCTTCCTATGTTCTTGCAACCAAAGGTCCAAAAGAGTCTGAAGCAGGGCGTACAGGTAAGATTTATATCATAAGGGTTATTCCTTACAAAGCGGCTTTAAATAGATTTAGCGCTCCTGGCACTACAGGAAAAGGTGGCGGGTCACCTGCAAGAATATACGATTACATTTATACAGGTAAGAATCATGATATATTAGACTTGGACTTAGACTTCAACTACTCCTTTTATGTGCCAATAGGACAAGATGTAGGACAAAATGAAAGGACACGATTAGAAGGTGTTCCCGGAGCACAATCAGATGCTGCTCCTGATTTAGTACCAAAAATTGCATCTGGCTCAGCGGGTGCTAATGCAGATCAGGTAGCAAATGCGCATAAAAAAGGTTCTACACAAAGCAGAGGCACTGGTGCACAACTGCCCCAGCATCCTGAATCGCAAATTAATAGGTATTGGCACGAAACACTTATGAATTCACCTGTAGACTTGCTTAATATCAAAATGAAGATTCACGGAGATCCGTATTTTTTAACAAGCAACGGTTGTGGAAACTTTATTGATGGTGGTAAAAATGAAACATCTACTGGGCAAATCGAGTATATTAGAAGCGAAGCTGACATAAGAATTAATTTTGAAACACCAATTGATTTAGGAGTACCGTGGTATAAAATGTCCAAGTATCAATTTACAGGAATGTATCAAGTGTTGACTGTAGATACTGTATTTTCTCGTGAAGGATTTACACAAACACTAAACTGTTTGCGACATAGACAACAAGGTGGCGGCACAAGTAAACCTATGGTAGAGATTGGTGATAATTCTAATTCATTAGTAGAGATGGAAACAGGAACAGATCTAAGGAATGCAGGTTAATGGGATACGGTAAACCACAAGTACAAACAGACTTTCAAAATGAATCAAAACAGACCTCGGCAGCAAGTGGTGTACGTGTCAATCCTGGAATATATTTTGCAAGGGTTACAAACAATATTGATCCAGGAAGAATGGGTCAAGTTGCAGTATCTATTTTAAGTTCGGGAAAGTCAGGGTCGACTCCGGGCGATCAAGAGCAAACAGTTAATGTAAGACCAGCGGTTATGTATTCTGGACAACTGCCCTACTCTGGATTGACAAAAAATGATCAATATGACTACAATCAACAAAGTTACGGTTTTGTAGCAAGGCCACCAGATATAGGAACAATGTGCCTTGTTGCTTTTACTGAAGGCGGCGACGGCCGTGGCTACATTATCGGCTATGTGCCTGACGAGTTTATGAATGCTAACACATTTAATAATTTTGAAGCAGAGTACAATAAAAAAACGCCGCCTGGATATAAAAACGATCCCGACACTAATGAAAGACAGCTTAATGAAAAAGGACCGTTTAAAGGAAATAGTTCACCTAGTGCTGGGTTGTATGACAACAGAATTAAGCTAGAAAAAGTAAACGGGTACTGGGCAGATCCTGATCGTGGACCGCAAACTTATGGGCCAAGACGAGATCCTGTGAGTATGGTACAAGGTTGGAGCTCTCCGGGACCTTACAAGTACGATGGACCAAAACTTGCTAAAACACCAGAACCAGTAGGCGAAGTTCGCAACGAACTCCCATTCTCTCGTTTAGGCGGTACTAATTTAATAATGGACGACGGTAATCCAGGTTTGTATCGAACTACCTTAGCTAAGGATGGTAAACGTGAATATGTGCCTGCTCCTAGTGGCGAAAGAACAATTCCTCACAGTGAACAGTTTAGAATAGAAACTAGGACTGGTCATAAAATTATAATGCACAATAGTGAAGACTTTATAACAATAATACATTCAAACGGCGATAGCTGGATGGAGTTTACAGCAAACGGAAAAATTGATGTTTATTCACGGGGAGGCATCAGTATGGCCACCGAAAAAGATGAAAAAGCGGGTATTAATTTCCACGCACATCAATTGAATATAGATGTAGATGAACTGAATATATCAGCCAAAACAGCAATAAACATTGAACAAAGAAGCAACCCCGAAGCTGAGCCTAACTTTGCACTTAAAGTAAAAGAGGGAAAACTGGATATTCTGTCTACCACAGGTTTAGATATTGAAAATAGAATACATGATGGTACAAGTGTCACCGACGATGCTACCTTCAAATTAAAACATAATTATGATATTAAGTCTCTAGAGTTATTAGCAGGCGACATTCCTGCAGAAGTTTCATCTGACAATAAGTTTGTGGCATTTGCATACGATCACGCTGAAGAAAAATTTGAAATAAATGCTCCTAAGGCACGTTTAGAAAGCAAAATTACAGATGCTACAACAGCACTGGTAAACGGAAGTGCTCAATCTTCGCCACACGGAACATTTCAGTTTGAAGAAATGCCTACAATGATGCATGATATGCCTGCAAGCTTTACTAAAATTGATGAAGAAAAAACCAAATACAGCGATCATGATACACTTAAAACTCCGTTAGGTCGTGTACCACGTAAGCAGCCTTGGCGACATACAGAAAACTTAGATCCTACAAAATATATGCCTGAGAAGATATTGTATGGTATTGAAAAGGTTGAAGATTCCGAACCAGTATATGCAAAATCCACAATAAGTGACACAGGTATAGCAGCTAAGAAAATACATGAAGAAAGAGGAGGTTACTAATGCCAAAACTGGAAAAAAAGTTATACAAAGAAGTAGTAGTTCCTTCTACTAGATCTACAAATTATGGACTACCAGGAAGAACATATGTAGGATTCTCTACCACAGATCCTACACGAAAAACAGTAGCAATTTATGATTTTGAATGTATAAAACAAGATATAATAAATCATTTTCATATTAGGCAAGGAGAGAAATTATCAGATCCTTCGTTTGGTACTATTATATGGGATATCTTATTTGAACCGTTAACAGATGTCTTAAAAGAAGCAATCACAAAAGACGTTTCGGATATTATTAATTTCGATCCAAGAGTATCAGCTGATAAAATCATTGTTGATCAATATGAACACGGAATACAAATAGAAGCAAATATTCTTTATAAGCCTTATAACTTGACTGAATTTATGCAGTTAAGATTTGATAACAGAGCTGGTTTCTTAATACCTACAACACAAAATATCCAACGAGATTCTATTCCAAACGGTAGTGACTTAGTTTAAAACCAGTAGTTTTATACAGGATAAATATTATATTATGAGGACCTAGTGATGTCAACAACTGATAGACAGAATAGATTACTAGTTGCAGAAGACTGGAAACGTATCTATCAAAGCTTTAGAAATGCAGACTTTTTGTCTTATGACTTCGACAACTTACGTCGAACAATGATAACTTATCTAAGAACAAATTATCCAGAAGACTTTAACGATTATATTGAATCTAGTGAATATATTGCACTGGTAGATTTAATTGCGTATCTTGGGCAAGCATTCTCTTTCAGAACAGATCTTAATGCTAGAGAAAACTTTCTTGAAACAGCAGAAAGAAGAGAAAGTGTACTTAGGTTAGCAAGATTGCTAAGTTATCACGCAAAGCGTAATCAAGCATTAAACGGTTTACTTAAATTACAAAGCGTTGCAACAACTGAAAATATATTAGATTCTAGTGGGTTAAATTTGTCAGGTGTTAATGTAACATGGAACGACCTTACAAACACTAATTCAGACGAGCAAATAACAAAAATTTTAAATGCTGCACTTCCTGTAAATGTAGGCATAGGCAACCCTATTGCAAAAGATACAATTGGCGGTGTATATACAGAACAATATAGGTTTAATTCAAACAATGACGGATTAGCATTATTTCCTTTTACAAGAAATGTAAATGGTGTAAACACTAAATTTGAAGTTGTAAGCACAAAAATAGAAAATAGTGCAGTAACAGAAGAAGATCCATACCCAGGAAACAAGTTTAGTATCATTTATAAAGATGATGGTAAAGGAAAAGCTAGTGATAACTCAGGTTATTTTGTGCATTTTAGACAAGGCCAGCTTGTAGATGGTACATTTAATCTTACAAATCCTACAACCAATCAAGTAGTCGCAATTGATGAAATAAACATTAACGAAACAGACGTATGGCTATATTCCCTTGATGAAAATAACATAGAAAATGAACTTTGGACCAAAGTGAGTGCTACTGAGGGCAATAATGTAATTTACAATAGTTTAGAAAAAGGCGAAAAAAATATCTACAGTATTTTAACACGTATTGAAGATAGGATTAGTCTAGTGTTTGGGGATGGCGTATTCGGAAATCTACCACAAGGTAGTTTTAAAATTTACTATAGAATAAGTGAATCAGCTACAACTTTAGTTCAGCCTAATGCTTTAGGGACTGTGGTTGTTTCGTTGCCATACCTTAGTCATACAAATACAGCTGAAACATTAACACTTACTTTTAAACTCCAAAATACAATTGAAAATGGTGCTGTATCTGAGACAAATGAAAACATAAAAAATAATGCTCCGAGTAACTATTACACTCAAAACAGAATGATAACAGCAGAAGATTATCAGATTGCGCCTTTAGTTCGCAATCAAGAAGTAGTAAAAGTAAAAAGTGTAAATCGAGTAAGCAGCGGAATCAGTAGATATTTTGATTTAATAGATAGCACAGGAAAATACAGCAAAACAAACTTATTTGGTGCTGATGGAATAATTTACAAGCAAGACTATACAAAGAAAACTAACTTTACTTTTGCAACAAAAACTGATATAGAAGGCGCTGTACAAAATACAATTATTCCTATATTAAGAGATTACAATTTACGCAATTTTTATTACAATGAGTATCCTGTGACAACAGTAGCAGGAAACAATTACATGTGGTCTAGTGTTACTAATGTTACTAATCAAAATACAGGTTATGTACAAGACACAAGTGGAGAAAACGTTACTTTAGGATCCTATAGTGATTCTTCTTTAAGTTTACTTGTGCCTAATTCATTAGTAAAATTTGTAGCTCCTGCTGGATATCACTTTATGCCAGATAACACACTCATGGCAGGTGCAGCTGATCATTCAGGTTCAAAAAGTTATATTTGGTCAAAAATTATCAGTGTAGCTAATGACGGTACTGATGCTACAGCAACAGGCGAAGGTGCAGTAAAACTTACTGATAAAATTCCTTCTACTGCAAAATTAGATAGAGTTATTACAAAGTTAGCTACTAATATTTCAACGGATTTAGAAACACAAATAATAGATCAGTGTTTTGCTAAGAATACTTTTGGATTAAGATATGATCAAACAAGCCAATCTTGGAAATTAATTACACTTGATAATCTTAACACTGTGTCTAATTTCTCTTTATCTCGTGCAGGTAACACTTCAAGCGAGCAAGCAGATTCTAGTTGGTTGTTACTGTTCGAAGCTGACGGCAACAAATATACTATTACGTATAGAGCAAGCAAATTTGTTTTTGAAAGTCCCAACGAGATAAGATTTTTCTTTGATTCAACTGATAAGGTTTTCGAAAACGTATCTGGCAAAGTAGTGAAAGATAAGATATCAGTTTTAAGCATTAACACCCAACCTGATAGTTTATCACCTTTCACTGTTGATTATGACTGGGAAATAATTGCTAATGTGAGAGATTCTGATGGCTATGTAGACAGTAGTAAGATTGAAATAACATTTTTCGATAAAGATGAAGATGCTGTAGTTGATGATCCTGAATTATTTGACATAATTGTTGCTGAGGACACAAATGCGTCAGACAAATTAGTGTTTAGAAAAAAACAAGTTAACATAGACGGCACTGAAACTTATGTTTATTATGATAACACTGACAACACAATTAGAGTTTTTGATAAAAAAGCAGATTTACAAGTGACTAGTGTGTATGATGACGGCCAGGTGTTTTACTTTATACAAGAAAATCTTTTCCAAGTGTTAAACAAAGCAAGCGGTAATTTAATTACAACTGCTGATTATGCTGGAAACAAAGGAAGGGATAACCTAAAATTCCACTATGTGCACGCAGCTGATAAAGATAGAAGATTAGATCCTAGTGTAAGTAACATTATTGATGTGTATATGCTTACAGCAAATTATGATACGCAATTTAGATTGTATTTGCAAGATCAAGTGACTTTTCCTAAGCCGCCGAGTAGCGATCAATTATACATTAACTATAGTTCAGAACTTAATAAAATCAAATCAATTAGTGATGAAATAATATACCATCCTGTTAAGTATAAAATATTATTTGGAAGTAAAGCTGACAGTAACTTGCAAGCAACATTTAAAATTGTTAAAAATCCAGAAGCTGTAATTAATGACAATGATTTAAAAACTGAAGTGTTATCTGCTATAAACAGATTTTTTGCTTTAGAAAATTGGGATTTTGGAGATACATTCTATTTCTCAGAATTATCTGCATATATTTTACAAGAACTTAGTCCTAACTTAGTTACATTTGTAGTGGTACCAAATAATGAAACAGATGTGTTTGGAAGCTTATTTGAAGTAAAAGCAGAATCAGACGAAATCTTTATAAGCGGTGCAAGAGTAAACGACATAGCTATTATAGATGCTGTAACAGCATCTAAACTCAAAGCAAGCGGTTCGATTACTACTAGTACCACAAGTGTAAATGCAGGAGTACAAAGCTCTGCATTAAGTACAACCGGCACCACATATACTAGTTCAACTAATACAACTTCAAGTAGCACTAGTTCTAGTAGTTCAAGCTCAAGCGGCGGAGGAAGCAGTTACTAATGGCTTACGATAATTTTCAAAATGAACCTAATCTTCCTAACAGAGGCAAGTCTAAACGCAAAAGCGAAAACCACTTACCGAGAATTTTTAGAACACCATCTAATTCTAAATTTTTAGGTTCTACTCTTGACCAGCTAATACAGCCAGGAGTAGTTGGAAAACTAAACGGTTATGTTGGACGTAAAACATCGAAAGCGTATCAAAGCTCTGATATCTATATAGGTGATGTAAGTCAAGATAGAGAAAATTATCAACTTGAGCCTGCAAGTGTCATTACAGACGATTTAGGTAATGTTTCTTTTTATAAAGATTACAATGACTATATGAATAGTTTGAGTAATTACAATAGATCAATACAAGATCATAGTACAGTTAATGAACAGGAATTTTATGCATGGAATCCGTTTATTGATTGGGATAAATTTACTAATTTTAGAGAGTACTATTGGCTACCTTCCGGGCCTAGCACAGTTAGTATTACTGGAAATAGTTTTGATGTAGAAAGCACATATACCGTTGAATTATCAGATAATTTAGATTCGTATAGTTATATTTTCACACCCGATGGACAAACTGCTAATCCTACCCTTACTTTATACAGAGGCGTAAAGTATAAGTTTGATGTAAATGTACCTAATTTTCCTATTACTTTTAGAACAAAATTAAGCGATTCGTCAGAATTTGACCTAGACAGTTCTACTATACTATTGTACGACGGGGTAGATATTCAAGGTTTAGAGACTGGAACAGTAACTCTTGAACTAAGCACAGCAGCACCAGATAGTCTATGGTATGTTGCTGCTAATGACATCAATATGCATGGCAGAATAGAAGTAAAAGATATTTCAGACGCAACTGAAATTGACGTAGATGCAGAAATTGTAGGAAAAAAGACTTATACATCAGGAAACGGTATTGCTTTAAGCAACGGAATAAAGATTTCCTTTGCAGGAAACGTATTGCCTGCTTCTTATAGTAATAAAGAATACTATGTTGAAGGAGTAGGCACTGCTATCAAACTAATAGATGCAAACAGTTTAGATGTAGCAAGTGCTTTTACAAGTGAAGTTATTGATGAATTTGATAGTGAAGAATTTGATAGCTTGCCGTTTAGTAAAGCTTTGGGATATGCAAAAGACAAAGACTATATTGTTATTAATAGAAGTGCAACTGACGGGAATCTGTGGGCTAGATATAACAAATGGTTTCATAAAAGTGTAATAGAAGCCAGTGCGCTGGCAAACAACTTGACTGCATCGTTAGATGCAACACAACAAGCAACTAGACCGATACTTGAATTTGAAGCGGGTGTTAGATTATACAATTACGGTACTGAAGCTAAAACACCAATTGATCTAGTAGATACTATAACAAAAGATGTTTTTAGTACTATCGAAGGAAGTTTAGGTTATAACATAGATGGCGTAGACTTAAGAGATGGCCATAGAATTTTGTTTACTAATGACAGTGACTCTTTAGTAAAAAATAGAATATTCAAAGTAAAATTTATCACTTATGATGGCACAGTAATAGATGATGCTAATGTAAGCGGCCAAAGGCAAATAACTCTTATTGAAGAATCTGACAGTATATCACTAGCTGACGAAACAGTTTTAGTTAAGCAAGGCACTACATATGGCGGAAAAACACTTCATTATAAAACAAACAAGTGGATTTTAGGACAGGAAAAAACCAAAGTCAATCAAAGTCCTTTGTTTGATTTGTTTGACACTAACGGTTATAGTTTTTCTGACACTGCAATTTATCCGTCAACAACATTTGTGGGAAATAGTATATTTGCTTATAAACAAGGCACAGGTTTAAACGATACTGAATTAGGTTTTCCTTTAGCATATAGAAATATTACAAATGTAGGCGACATTGTATTTGAATCAAAACTTACAACAGATACATTCACATATGTTTCTAATGAAAACGTAATTACAGAAAAAGCTGTATCTGGCTTTTTACATCATCACACCGACAGATCTACATTTAGTAACAAAACAGGATGGATTAAAGTTACAAGTAGTGATCAATATGTTATAAGACAATTTGTATTTGATAACACTTTTAAAAATATACTAATTGATCAATATGATAACAGTTGGGATTATGTAAACGATATGCAACTTATTGTTTACCGTAACAACAGCTTTCAAATTCGTGATGTAGATTATACTGTAGAACAAGACGCTACAAATTTTGCAAAAATAGTTTTTGTAAAAAAACTGGTCAAAGACGATGTAGTTGTGTTAAAAACAAAAAGTTCTCAAGTTAAAAATCAAAATGGTTACTACGAGATTCCTTACTCTTTAGAAAGAAATCCAAGTAACAATCAGTTAGACGAATTTACCCTAGGCGAAGTAAATGATCATGTTGCTACAATTATAGAAAACACTACAGGTTTTACCGGTATAAATCCTGGCACAAACAATCTGCGTGACCTTGGCAATGTGAGTATAAACGGTCGACGTTTTTTACAACATAGTGCACCTTTAAATCTTCCATTATATCATATCACTAATGACGAATCAAATATAATCAAAAGTATTAAATTTGCAAAAAATAGTTACAGTAAATTTAAAAGGGAATTTATCAGTGTTGCTGAAACATTAGGTTTTCAAAGCGATACAAAAACCCACGTAGATAGAATATTACAAGAAATTTCAAAATCACAAGCTGATACTGATTTATTTTATTTTAGTGATATGGTGCCGTACGGAGGCTTTATAAAAACTGATCATCCGATTGAAGATAGCGACGAGATATATTTTCCTTTAGGTGAAACCTTTGACAAATCAGTGCCTAGTTATCGTGCAGTAACAGTATACTTAAATGATACCCAGTTAGTTCATGGAAAAGATTATACATTTAACAGTGAAGGTTATGCTGTTGTTACTGCAACAAAGGCTCCTGATGATACAATTACAATATACGAATATGATAGTACAAAAGGAAATAGCATTGCACCTACGCCTACAAAACTAGGACTGTATCCTGCCTATGAACCTAAAATATTTGTAGATACAACATATCAAACTGATACAAAAGTAATACAAGGACACGACGGCTCTATTATAGTAGCATATGATGATTATCGAGATGATTTATTACTTGAATTAGAAAAAAGAATCTATAATAATTTAAAAGTATCATACAACGAATCTGAATTTAATATTTTAGAAGTAAAGCCAAGCTATTACAGATCTACAAGCTTATCACGTGAAAGTATTGACAAATCTTTATTAGGAGATTTTTTCCAATGGACAAAGTTTGTAACAATAGACTATACATCGCAGACATTTTCAAGAGAAAATAGATTTAGTTACAATTATTCAGAAAGTTTTGACAGTAAGAATAATTCATTACCTGGTTTTTGGCGTGAAATATACAAGTATTATTACGATACTGATAGACCGCACACACATCCTTGGGAAATGCTAGGCGAAACAATTGAACCAACTTGGTGGCAGGATACGTATGGGGCAGCACCTTATACAAGTGATAACTTGTTGATGTGGGAAGATATCGAAGCAGGTATTGTGAAAACACCAGGACAAAGAATAGAATACAGATCAAATTACAAAAGATCAGGTCTTTCAAATATTATTCCTGTGGACGAACATGGTGACTTAGTGTCGCCTCTAGAAATAGGTCTTGTGTCTAACTATAATTTTAATTTAATAGAAAGGCCTTGGGTGTTCGGTGACGGTGCACCTGTTGAAGCAGCATGGCGAAGATCAAGTGAATATCCATTTGCTGCGCTAGTTGCATTTGCGTTAAACAAACCGTGTAAACTTTTCGGCACTGGGTTTGATAAGATAAATCAAGTTAGAAACTTAGCAGGAAATTTAATATACAAGCCTACTGGACAACGTATAAGACTAGAAGATATTGTATTTCCTATGAGTAAATCAGATACAACTGATGTATTTACAAGTGGTGTAATAAATTATATTGCTGAATATGTAAAAAGCAACGTTGAATCTACATATACAGATTATAAAAATAATGTACAGTCTTTAACAAATCAACTTGGTTTCAAGTTAGCTGGATTTACTGATAAGACCAAGTTAAAATTAATTTTAGATAGCAGAACGCCACTTAACAAAGGCAATGTCTTTGTGCCTGAAGAAAATTACAAAATTATAATAAACGAAAGTTCGCCAGTAGAACTTTTAAATTACAGCGGCGTTATTATAGAAAAAATTGCAGAAGGCTTTCTAATAAAAGGTTATAGCTCTAATAGAAGCTACTTTTTAACTTATCCTATACTTTCAAGAAAAAGTGACTTTGCAATAAATGTAGGCGGAGTAAGCGAACCTTTTGTAGAATGGGTAAGTGGAAACTTTTACACTGCTGGCACAATAGTAAGAAACAACAGTGCATTTTATAGGTGTTCAAAAGATAATAAAGAAACAGAATTTTCTGAAGTAAACTTTTCACCACTTGCAGAGCTTCCTATAGAAGGAGGGCGTGATGCAATAATTTCAACTCAGTTTAACAAAAGCAAAGTAGTTGAAGTTCCTTACGGTACACTGTTTACAGAAATACAAGATGTAGTAGATTTCTTACTAGGTTATGAAGCATATTTGTTGTCTAAAGGATTTGTTTTTGACTTTTTTGATAATACAATTAACAAAGTTTTAGATTGGAAACATTCTATACAAGAATTTTTGTTTTGGACATTATACAATCTAGATTCGGGTGCAGCTATTTCGTTAAGCCCTAGTGCATCTTATCTACAGCTAGCAAGTAATAGCACTATTGTAAGTAACATATTAACAGGTCCTAACGATTATACATTATTGCAAGCAGACGGATCATATTTAGACATAGAAAACACTACATTGAGTAGACTTGATAACGACTTTGTAATGTTTATAAATCCAGACGTTACAGGTCAGGGTGTGTTTTATGTTGAGCTGCCTATGACTCAAACTGAACATGTTGTGTTATTAGATAATGAAACAGTGTTTAATGATATTATCTATGATAAAACACCAGGTTATAGACAAGAAAGAATAAAATTATTAGGTTATAGAACAGAAGAATGGACAGGTAGTACAAACATTCCTGGCTTTATTTACAGTGATGCTACTGCTGCTGAATGGAAACAAAATGTGCCTTATGATATTGGCACTCTTGTAAAGCATAAACAGTTTTATTATGTAGCAGATGTAAAAGTTGCACCGTCAACTGTGTTTAACGATGCAGAATGGATTAAATTATCAGAACAACCTAGACAGGGACTTTTCCCTAACTTTGAATATAAAACAAATCAGTTTACTGATTTTTATGATTTAGATAGTGACAATCTTGATACTGAACAACAAAGATTTGCACAGCATTTAATCGGATATCAAAAAAGAGACTATTTAGAAAATATTATTAATAATAGTGTTAGTCAGTACAAATTTTATCAAGGTATGATTTTAGAAAAAGGCACGTCTAACGCTCTTTCTAAATTGTTTGATGTTCTTGCAAGCAGCGACAAAGATAGTTTAGAATTTTATGAAGAATGGGCCATACGAGACGGACAATATGGTGGAGTAGACATTTTCGACGAATTTGAAGCTCCTATTGACGAATCAAAAATACTTGCAAATCCGCAGCCTATTTTATTAACAAATCAAAGTTCTGAATTTACAAGTGATGTTGTATATAGACTCAAGCCGTTTGAAGTTAGTGTTCCTACAAAAAATTACGATAACAATCCTTTCCCTACAAAGGTAGTTGTAGATACATTTACAAATTCACCAGGTTATGTTCACAAAGAAGATGTGGTTAAAATTGTAGATACTATGGACGATCTTGTAGGAACAAAAATCAAAACTGTACGCCGCAATGAATTTGTATGGGCAGGAAAAGAAGGTTTATCATGGAGTGTAAATCGCCATATAAGAGCAGACGTTGATATTGCTAGTATAAATGTCGGAAGTACAATAAAAATTACTACAAATAACTTAATAAAAGATATTGAAAAAGATGATATTGTAGGTATTCACTCAGTATATGGTATAAGTTCACAAGCAGAATTATTAGAAGACAGCAGCAAACTTCAAACTACTATTAAAAAGTTTTCTGAGTTTGATTTTTTTGCAAAAGTTGTATCTGTTGAAAACGCTATATTAGAATTAGAAATACCCGAAGCATCAAGAGATGCAGTGGGTTCTCTTACTGGAGCTATATCTAACGCAGAGTTAACAAGATTTGAACCTGCTAGATTTGCAAATACAGCCGATGCTAACACAGCAATGCAAAATTATTTTCAACCTAATACTAAATTATGGATTGATAAAATTGGTACAAATTCAGAATGGAAAGTGTTAACAAACGATAATTTATACACCGAAGCTGAGATTTTTGATGGTCCTAGTACGGCAGACGATAGTTCATTTACAAAGTCTTCAACATTTGCTACAGCAATAACCGCTAATAATTCTGGAAATGTTTTATGTGTTGGAGATCCTAACAGTCTAAACGGTATAGTTTATGTTTATAGAAGAGCAGGCAAAAATAAAAAATGGGTTTTCAACCAGTATCTTACTCCTGCTGATTATGCTGCCGACGGCCAAGCTTTTGGTTCTTCTATAGAACTATCTGAAGATGGGCAATGGTTAATTGTAGGTTCTCCAAAAGCATCTAATGTAAAATCTAAATTTAAAAATGCTTTCTCTAACACCACAACCTATGCAAAAAATGAAATTGTATCCTATAAAAATAGGCTATGGAGAGCAAAGTTTGATCTGTTGTACAGTTCAGCTGGAGTAAATTTTAATACTTTCTCGAGCACTGTACAAAATATATACGCTCTAGAAAACCAAACCAATTCCAATGCCGATGTGCCTGTAATATATGTAGGTAATTATTCTATTCCATCCGGCACTGCTACAGCACCGTTTACAGACACTGTAAATCATATACTGGTTAGGGCACCTAAAACACTTTACGATAACACAATTACAGAAGATAGCACCGGCAATTGGGAAATTAAACTAGACTGGAATACTCTATCTTACGGCTACCAAGATGTTTTACTTCCAACGGCTACTCAGCCATTTAATGGCAACTATAGTGTTTTAAATGAATCATTTTTTGATGGTACTCATGCAATACGTAGAAGCATAGATACAGTAATTTACTTTGACTCATTAACAGTAGTACCAGAATTAGGCGAAACTGTACAAACTGATACAGGCACAGCTGAGATTGATTATGTACATAGTAACACTGACGGAAAATATGTAGTATATCTGCGTAGTAAAACTGGATCATTTAACTCAACTGATTCACTATACAGAGTATCAGGAGAGTATATTGGTGACTTTGAAAAACAAGCTGATGCTGACGGCACTGTGTACGGTGGGTTTTGGTGGATAGATACACCCGATTATACACCAGCATATTCTAGTACATTATCCGACCAAGGCCGAGGTCTTGTATATGTTGACATGGCAAATGATAGTACTTTTGGTAATACATATCACAACATTCTAGATAATAATACTACTGTTATAGATAGCGAAAACAACAAAAATAGCTACATCAGGGTTTTAACAAGTGAGGGCTTCCCTAACGCAAATAATGCTAACGGCACAATATTAGACAGTAGGTATGTAGTGCGTGCTCCAAAAGCACTTACAGATACGTTAAGTGTTTCTGATACAGTTAATTTATATGTAAATCAATTACCAAATTACTCTGCAGGTTTGCAAAAAGACATTACTGATATAGGGTTAACTACAGCTGATACTAACAAAGAAGTATCTGTTGCAGGACTTTGGGACGGTTATATTGGACTAAGATTTACTAAATTCCAAACTAACGGACAGCCATATATACCACAAGTTGGCCAGACTGTAAGGGATAAAAGAACTGGCGCTACTGCAAAAGTTCAATTCATTCAAAGAAATTATCTAGATGCTACACTTTTTGTTAGTGATGTGACTGGTGCGTGGAGTAAAGGCGAAAGTTATAGTGATTTATCTGAAATTGAATTTTTAGCAATATCCGGAGGCTCTGGTATCTATCAAGTGGATAGAGAAATAGGCGATATACAGCATGTATCTGTAGGCAGTGCTACTATAGGTAAATTAATAGTTGTAGATACTGGAACTGACATAAGTCTTCCTACTCAGCAAATTTTAGAAGGTGCTGAATATTGGTTCTACACCAACAGACAAGTTCTAGGTGATCCTAGAGCACAAGAAGCACCTAGCATTAGTAATAGCGATTGGGAAGTAGTGTATAATATACCTGTTGACACTGCCGGAACTGCAAGTTCATTCACTAATCAAGGTGTGTATTCTGTTTATAAAAATGACGGAACTGCATTTAGTGAATATGGATCTTATATAGTGCAAGATGCACAGACAGATTCAAATTTAGGCGCCAATGTAAAAATACGTAAAAAAGGTGACACTTATAAAGCTTTTGTTCAAGCTGCTGGAAATGGCACAGCCGCACTGCCTGGTAAAATTTACTTCTTTAACAAAGGCATATATGAGACTGTTAGTTATGATTGGGAATCATCTAAGTTTAAATCTTATAAAGGACCATTCGATGAATCATTAGCATACAGACAGGGAGATATTGTATTTGTAAGTGAAGATAGAGATGCGTTATACGAAGCAAGACTAAACATAGTTGCTGGTACTGCATTTAGTTTAGACAACTGGACTAAAAAATCTGATTACGTGGATTATGTAGGATTTATTCCTAACAACACAAATATTGTTGTTATAAATGACAGTACAGATTTTTCAAGCGTGTTAGATAATGATAATGTAGAAACTTTTGGAGATGAGTTTGATGTTTCAAAAGATGGCGCAGTAGTTGTTTCTAAAGTTACTTATGAAAACAAGCCGTCTACTGTTGTGGTGTATAGAAATGTTGATGAAAATTATCAACACAGCCAGATTGTGATTGCAGGTGACGAGTCTAGTGCGATTAATGAGTGGAAAACTGCAATAAGTAGCGATGGTATGTTTATAGCTATCAGTAAGCCGCTTGAAGACATATATCAGTCCAACGAAGGCCAAGTGTTTATATATAAGCAAGTAAATGGAGAGTTTACTTTAGATCATACTTTAGAAAATTCTAATTATAAAAATGGTGAGCAGTTTGGGTATAACATCGACTTTGATGGCAATAGATTATTAGTCAGTGCAAAAAACAGCGACGCAGTTACTCCAACAATTTTCGATAATAGTCAAACATATTTTGATTCTGGGTTTACTAATTTTTCATACACAAATGAATTCCAAGGAATTGTGTATGTGTATGAAAATGTTGATAATGAATATTTGCTAGCTCAAAAGCTTAATGCAAAAGATCAAAATTTGCGTGATTTTGGCAAGCATGTTTTGCTTAAAAACAATGATATTTTTATAGGCATACCAATAAAACCACAAACTTATACTGGTACAAATATTGGCGAAGTGTATAACTTTAAAATTACAGATTCTAGCAAAAACATGTGGCGTACACTTCGTGAAATACAATCTACTGTAGATCTAGAAAAAATCAAAGAAGTTTATCTATATAACACAAAAACAAATACACGAATAGCAAATCTTGATTATATTGATATTAATCAAGGAAAAATATCAGGACTTGCTGATCAAGAAATTAATTATAAAACTAATGATGATCCGGCTGTGTATTCTGTAGGATTAGATACGGACAACGTAGACGTAAACAATACTTGGGGTTCTGAACAAGTAGGACAGGTCTGGTGGGATCTGACAAATGCAAAGTTTTATAATCCTTATCAATCAGAAATTATTTACAGTGCACAAACATGGAACACAGCGTTTGGTTCTAGTAGTGTAGATGTTTATGAATGGATTGAAAGTCCATATCTTCCATCTAAATACAACGAATTATCAAAAGCTGGGAATGCAGAAGCTATTAGAAATGGAATTACAGGAACAGCTAAAACAGAATCTACTTACGTATCGAGAAAAGTTTATGATACAATAGCAAAAACATTTTCTAACAAGTACTATTACTGGGTAAAAGATAAGACAACAATTCCAGTTCAGTCTGATAGAAACTTCAGTGTAAAAGCTATTAGTAGTTACATTGCTGATCCAAACAACAATGGTGTAGAATCTATATCATTTTTATCAGCTGACAGATTTGTTCTTAATAACGTTAACAAATATCTCAGCGCAAAAGACGTATCTCTGAATGTACAATTTTATAACCAAGAGAATACTGATGTAAATGTACATACTCAATATAAAATTATATCAGAAAATTTAGAAACAAGTCAACCAACTGATGATGTAATTACTAAATGGTTTGACAGTTTAATAGGTTATGATAGTAACTTACTACCTGTGCCTGATACTTCTATACCAACAAAATATAGATATGGTAACTTGTCAAAGCCACGTCAGTCTTGGTTTGTTAACAGACTCGAAGCTTTGAAGCAAGTTGTAGAAAGAATAAACCTTGTACTCAAAGATACACTAATTGTTGATAGTAAAACTTTAACTCCGTTGTTTGATACTGATCCAGCGCCAGCTGCATCATCTAATTTGTATGACGAGTCTGTAGATGATTTAGAAGATTTAGCTGATATACAAACAGAAAAACTTATCCCTGCAATTTTAACACCGGTAGTAGAAAACGGTAAAATTACAAAAGTAGAAATCACCAATCCAGGGCGTGGATACAAAAATGCACCGCCGGTTATTGTGTATGGTAAAGGCAGCGATGCAGAAGTAAATGTTACAGTTGATTCGCTAGGACGTGTTAGAACTGCAACAGTGGTAAAACAAGGAACAAATTATCTAAGTGATACAATACTAACAATTAGAAAATACGCAGTTCTTGTAAAAAATGATTCCACTATTAGTAATAAATGGGCAATTTATGAAAGAGATGGCGAATCTTGGATAAGAAAAAGCAAACAAAAATATGATACAACTCTTTACTGGAATTATATCGATTGGTATGCTGCAGGATTTAATGCGAACACTAGGATAGATCATATTGTAAGTAATAGTCATGGTCTTATAAATGCCAACATAAACAGAAATGAAATAGTTAAAATACAAAATGTAGGCTCAGGCGGCTGGCTTTTATTGAAGAGAAAAGATGTTACCAACAGCTTAGATTACACTATTGATTATGATACAATCGGACGTGAAAAAGGAACAATTGAATTTGGTTCTAATCTTTATGAACCACCTTCGTTTGGTTTCGATAGTAATAGTTTTGATATTAAGTTTTATGACTTTTTACCAGTATACGAATTAAGAACAATTCTAAGTGCAATTAAAGATAATATATTTGTTAATGATTTATTACTGGAGTTTAACAGATTATTCTTTGCTAGCCTTAGATATGTGTTAAGTGAACAAACAAATACCGACTGGCTTTTCAAAACAAGTTTTGTTAAAGCAAAACACAATGTAGGACAGCTACGACAAGACATCACATTTAACAACGATAATCTTGCAGACTATGAAGAATACATAAAAGAAGTTAAGCCGTTCAAAAGTAAAATAAGGGAATATTTAAGTTCATATGAAAGATTAGAACCTACAAATAGCTTTGTGACAGATTTTGACTTGACACCTGTGTACGACGCCCAAGATGGAAAATTAATTCATGCAGATACTAAAATTGTTGATAATGAAATAACAGTTTTAGATGAAATAATTGAAAATTATCCAAATAAGCATTGGGCTAATAACAATGGTTATGAAGTAACCGCTGTACATATTAATAATGCAGGATCTAAGTACAGAACTGCACCTGTTGTTAAGTTGTCCGGAGGCGGAGGCACAGGCGCAGAAATCAAAACATATGTCGGAACAAGCGGAAAGATAACCAAGGTAGAAATTGTTAACCCTGGTAGTGGATATACCAGTGCACCTAGCATAGAATTACTTCACAATATCGAAGAAGGTGGTACAAATGGAGAAATAAGTTTAGAAATCGGCAATGGATTAGTTCGTTCGACAAAAACTGCTATGAAGTTTGATAGAACAGCAGGATCATTTACAATTACAGATATAAATGTAGAGGAAACATTTACTAGTAGCGGTAGTAAGTTTGAGTACGATTTAAAGTGGCCAATTGTACTAACTAGAGATAAAATTAGTGTTAAAGCAAATGGTATTGAACTAGGCAAAAGTGAATATAGTTTTTCAAATGTTGTTGACACTTCTAAATCTTATAAAAGATCTAAGGGTAGAATTACAACTACAAGTGCATTATCTAACGGTACAATAGTTACCATAGCATACGAAAAGTCTTTGGATATTTTAAATGCAGCAGATCGAATTAATGCATACTATACTCCTGCTACTGGTCAATTAGGCAAAGACTTAACACAACTTATGGTTGGTGTAGACTACGGCGGAGTAGAAGTAAAAGGAGTAGGCTTTGAAACAATACAAGGATGGGACAACGATGCTTGGTATACTTCAGAATGGGATGCATATACAGATACTAACGAAGACGAAGTTTTCCAGTTTGATGAATCAACGGTAGAAATTAATCTGTCAAAGCCATTAGAGTTAGGCACCAGCTATAATGTATACTTAAATCAAGTTAGAATTGATGATCCTAATTACGATGGAAGTACTGCAATTGACAATCCTAATGCTATCATGCGCACACTAGTCGGCGACGGTGTAACAACCACAATGTACCTAGATGATTTTAAGCTTCAGACAATACAAAGTGATGGAAACAATACTGGTGCAGTAATAAATTATGATACAAGTGATAAACTAATCATAAGAAAGAGTTCTAGTGATGGCACTTATGCATTAAATCCAAACACAATTGATACACAATTGTCAGGCGGTAATCTTGCTTATGGAAATGCTAGAGGTATTTCGTCTGAAGATATAACTATAGATGGTGATAATTTTGTATCACACATAACAAGCGGAAGTGTAGAAGAACACGTTCCGGGACAAGTACTAGACACACTTAACATCAAAGTGTATGAAAGACCATCGGGTAGTAACAGCAATATTACTAGCAATATTTTTTACGGCAACGGTACAACAACAGATTTTACAATTGATGCTAATTTGTATGAAATTACTCAAGTTATAGTGAGTGTTGACGGTAATTTACAGCGTTTAACATCTGATTACACTGTTGATGTAGATACAAAGACTGTACAATTTGTAACTGCGCCCGCGGCTAGAAGTGTAATTAGAATTAACGACTTTGGACTTGCAGGATCTAACATAATAGAAAGTGATACATTTACAAGCGACGGAAGTACGCTCAATATATTAACTGGAGTAAGTCATGAGGACGATCTTCAGAGTGTTGCTAGAGTAGACGGCGCAGACATAGATCATGAGATTGTTAACCAAGACGGTCGTGCAGTAATTAGTTTAGCAGAAGCTGCTGTGTTCAATGACGTAGTACAGTATGCTATCTTTAAGCCTGCAGATACAAGCAATTACAGTAAGATAATCATAGAGAACATTACAGCAGATGGTAGTTCTGTAAGCTATGATCTATCAAATAAACCTGCTGTAAAAAATCCTTTAGAATGGAATACAGTAGTCATAGCAGGCAACACTTTACTTGACCCAGGCTATGCACAAAAGTTTACAATGGACGATTCAACAAGATCATTTGTGTTAAACAACTCACAAATAGATTTAAACAATATTCCTGGATATAGTCTTTATGTAGTAGCTGATGATTCTGTATTGGAATTTAATAAAGATTATACATGGACACCAGAAACTGGTACTATACATTTAAGTGCTGTGTTTGATCTAACAGGTAAGCAGACACTAGAAGTATATACAAGACATAATGCAGATTATACATTTGGAACTTTTGACACTGGAAACGATTTTGGTATTGATTCAGATACAATTACATTTACGTCTACGTATAGTGAAAGCACATTGTTAAAAGTTATTACATTTGCGAATCACGATCATAGAAACATCAATAGACAGCGTATTACAGTCAAGGATAGAAGCGGTGTTGATACTACTTCGAATGACTATAATGTTTTAACAAATATACAACGTGGCCGTATACTGCTAGATACCGCAGTTGTAGATGCACAGTATGTTTGGGTTAGCAAAAACGGGCAGCTACTTACTCCTAATGGTGACTACAGCATCAATGCTACCGGAAGTAGTATCGAACTTGCAAGTCAGCCTAGTTTAAATGATGAGTTTTTAGTGGTGCATTTTGCAGCAGACCCTTTGCGTGATACTTTTGGCTGGCAGCAATTTAAAGATATTTTGAATAGAACTCATTATCAAAGTTTAGATTCTAGCAAAGCTTTTAAATTAAGTAATGATTTAAAGTGGTACGACAAAAAGATTGTGCTAGATGATGCAAGTGCTTTGTCTGAGCCAGACGCAGATGGTACACCGGGCGTTATTTGGATAGACGGCGAACGAATTGAGTATTTTGTTAAAGCAGATAACGAATTATCGCAGTTGAGACGTGGCACTTTGGGTACTGGAGTTAAAGGTATATACAGTGCAGGCACATCTGGTATTGAAGTTTCGGGAGCAAATAATGTTCCTTATAAAGACGAGTTGTATACTACTGTATATACTGGCGACGGAACAGCTGACGAGTTTGTGCTTGACTTTACTCCAAGTAGTAGTAACGAATTTGAAGTATTTGTTGGTGGTAAAAGACTCCGCAAAAATAGTATATCCTCTTATAGATTTGAATACACTGACGGTAATGGAACTGTAGTAGATAGTATTGCAATGGATTCTCCAGAAGGTGATGTAACATTGCCTGCAGAGTTTTCTTACAGTGGTACAACATTAACATTAGCAAGCGTGCCTGCTGACAGTGTAAAAGTAGTAGTAATTAGAAAGAAAGGTTTGACCTGGAGTGACGCAGGTAAAACATTGTCAGAAAGCCAAACTGATATTGCTAAGTTCCTTCGATCGACAACAGTTGATTTACCCAGATAAATATAGTTAACAGGAATATAAAAAATGAACACATTTAACGATCTAAACGGAGTGCTTATTGAAGGTCATATCAAAATAAGTGACCCTGATACAGGCGACGTTATAATCAATAAAAGAAATGCAATTCACTATGAAAACATGAGTATTTCTTTAGCTGAGAGTTTGGGTAATAATGGCAGTGGGTTTATATATCAAATGGCATTTGGTAACGGCGGCACTAGTGTCGATCCAACTGGTATTATTACATATCTTACTCCTAATAGTACAGGAACAAACGCAAGTTTATATAATCAAACGTATGCAAAAATTGTTGATGATCGCAGTGCGAATAACACAGATCCATTTAGAAACAAAATAGAAACACGTCATGTAAGTGGAACAAATTATACCGACGTACTAGTATCATGTTTATTAGACTACGGCGAACCGTCTGGGCAAGACGCATTTGATAATTCTGCAAATACAGAAGGCACGTTTATTTTTGATGAGCTAGGACTTAGATCATACGACCCTGATGGTAATGGTAGATTGCTAACACATGTTATTTTTCATCCAGTACAAAAAAGCTTAAACAGACTTATTCAAGTTGATTATACTGTGCGTGTGCAAAGCTTAACAGGATTTAACGAGGAATAGAAATGGCATATACTATTAACTTTTCAGATAGCGGAAAAAATGCATTAACTGTTGAAGATAATACAATTAATAACGAAACTAGCCTTAAAATTCCTGGAAAAAATTCCCTAGGATACGGACAGGTTATTGCTGAAGATTTAATCAAATTATTAGAAAATTTTGCAAATGTATTAGAACCAGACAATCCTGTCGAAGGGCAATTATGGTATGATAATGTAAATGAACAGTTACAAGTTTACGATGGTACTAAATTTACAAGTGCAGGCGGCTTACAAAAGTCAGATACTATACCAGCTGTTGCAAATAGTGTAACAGGGGACCTGTGGGTAGATAAAGCAAAACAACAGCTTTATTTGTTTTCAGGATCTGAGTGGCTGTTAGTTGGACCTGAATACAGTAGTGGATTGACCACAGGTGTAAAAGTTACACAAATTACAGGTACAGATGATGCAAGCTATAATGTAATTCAGATGGAAGTAAATGCAAAAGTAGTTGCAATAATTGCGTTTGACACGTTTGTACCAAAAACTTTTATAAATGGGTTTGCTGGACAAACTCTAAAGCCGGGATATAATTTAGCTGATACAGTAAAATATTATGGAATCGCAGAAAAAGCAGAATCACTTATTGTGTCAAATAAGTCTGTTACTGCAAATAATTTTTTAAGAGGAGATACAGAATCTACTTCTTTTAGTCCACTCAATATTCAGAATAATGACGGTATCACACTAGGCGGAAATAGAGAAGTATCACTTTCGTTAGCAAGCGGTAACGGTGTACTTAGGCATACTACTGACGGAAGTAACATATACTTGCAAACAAAGTCTAGCGGTGATACAAATACAGTGTTATCAGTAGGTAGTAACAAAAGAGTAGGTGTTAACACAGTAGCGCCTGATAGTGCATTAGAAGTAGTAGGCACTGTGAAAGCATCTGGTGCATTAACTATTACAGATACCACATCTAGCACAAGTATTTCTACAGGGGCTATAGTCACATCAGGCGGTGTTGGGATAAATCAAAATATTAATGTTGGTGGAAAAGCAACTATTGAAGAATCTGCAACATTTGGTAATCAATATCTAGCAGCATTACCTGCTACTCATGCAAGAGCCAGTGGTGATTCAGAAAGTGATATTATTTTACCTGACAGCGATAATACACGTAACATAGGGAATAGCGTAAAAAGATTTGCAAATGTTTATGCAAGTAAATTTATAGGTAACTTAGAAGGTAATGTGTCGGGCTCTGTATCAGGCACAGCAACTTCTGCTAGTAAACTTGTAAATTCTACAACATTTTCATATACAGGTGACGTAGAGACAGTATCGGATACATTTGATGGCCAAGGCGGCACAAAAACTTTTGATCTAACGATTTCTCCTACAGTAATTTCTACAAAAACACTAGCGTCAGACAGTCTAGATAGTGATACGTTTATAATAGATAGAAACAGCGGCACAGACACTGGTTTAAGAAAAATTTCTAGATCAACCCTGTTTAACGCAATACCCGGATTAAGCCCGGTAGGCGGAATGATGATTTGGCCAGGCGCAACTGAACCAACTGGCTGGAAGTTTTGTAACGGGCAAGAACTAGAAACATCTGTATATAGTGCACTATTTGCAATTTTAGGTTATACATATAATCCAACACCGTCAAGTGGTAAATTTGCACTACCGGATTTGCGTGGTAGGTTGCCACTAGGTTTATATAACATGGGAAGTACTACTCCGTCATCTACAGATAATAGAGTTACAGGTGCTACAACTTTAGCACAAGTCGCAGGAGAAAAAGAAGTAACAATCGATGTTACTAATCTTCCAGAACACGAACATGATATGAGATCAGAAACAGGACAACAGTTTTTTGCTCATAGAGAAACAAAAGAAGCGTCATTACCGTCTGGGGTATTGTCAGCAGACTTTACAATAGGATCTGCTACAAGTGAAAAAATACCTACGAGTGGTGGTGTAAACAGCACAACATTAGGTGCAGCTCTTGATGTTACTAATCCATATCTTGCAATGAATTATATCATCTACACAGGAGTTAATTAATGGCCTATAGAATTAACAAAACAGACGGTAGTATACTTACTGACTTAAATGACGGAGTAGTGGATACAACTACAACTGATATCACACTTATAGGAAAAAACTACTCCGGGTTCGGCGAGGCATTAAACGAAAATCTAGTAAAAATGCTAGAAAACTTTTCGTCAACATCAGCGCCTGAAAATGCTCTAAAAGGTCAACTCTGGTATGATGCTGCTCAAAATAGGCTAAAAGTTTATGATGGCGAAACATTTGTAAGCGCCAACGGTACTATAGTTGGAACTGTAGCAACCAACGTAGATACTGGTGATATCTTTATTGATACAGGCACTGATCAGCTAAAATTTTATAATGGCACAAGTTATGTTGTAGTTGGGCCTACATATACTAAGACACAAGGAAAAACAGGCACCGAAGGTATTGATATAGTAGATACTGTAGGAGTTCAAAGGACAGTATTAGGCCAATATATAGCAGGAGTTTTGAAAGGTATTTGGAGTAGTGTTGAATTCACACCAAATACAGCTACAACACCCACAGGATGGACTGCCGGCACTGTAATTAAAATAGGTTTTAATCCAGTTGATACTGTAAATTACAACTACAGAGGTACATCAAATGGCACTAATAGTTTAACAGACAGTTTAGGAAATAGCTTTACTCCTAGTTCTTTTGTAAAAGTAGAAGAACGTAATTCATTAAATGCCTTAGTAGATCAACGTATCGAGTCTGGCTTATTTGTAAAAGGAACATCAGGACTTAGCGTAGGATATCAAGACGCTACGTATGCAACTTTACGTGTTGACTCATCTGGTACAGAAATATCTGTGATAGATATAGAACGTCAAAATAGTGATTTTGCTATAAGAACTACAGAAGGTAGTTCTAAAATAAATGCAATAAAAATCGACTCTAGTGAAAGACGAATAGGTATATTCACAGATACTCCTAGTACAGCTTTAGATGTAACCGGCGATGTTACAGTTAGTGGAACAGTATATGCAAATCAAATTGATACTACTGACAGTACAGAAGTAGTTATAAATCCTTTTGTAAGAATGTACTCTAGTGCAGCAGTAGCTGGTACACTAAGCGTGACTAACATAGATTCAGAAGATAGTTCTGAAATTACTATTGACCCACCTGTAAAACTACTATCCGATTTAACTGTAGAAAATGGATCTGTAGCTGGAAGTATTCGAATTACCAATACTTCAACGCCAGGAAGTGCTACTGATCCCGGGCAGACAGGTGAGATTAGATGGGATAGCAATTACATTTATGTTTGCATAGCTACAGACACGTGGAAAAGAGTTGCTATTAGCACCTGGTAAAGATAATTAAGCCATACGGATAAATACTAGTACTTGAGAGGTTAAGCAATAATGGCATATACAATTAACAATTATAACACCAATGTATTAACCGTAGTTGAAGACGGTACTATTGATCAGTCAACTGATTTGAAACTAGTAGGTAGAAACTATGCAGGCTATGGTGAGATACAAAATGAAAACTTTGTATTTTTATTAGAAAATTTTGCAGGTAGTAATCAGCCACCTAGAGCGCTTACTGGACAAATTTGGTATGATTCTAGTAACGGTAAAATTAAGTATTGGAACGGTACACGTTGGCGCAATACAGGCGGCACTGAAGTAGCAACCACTGCGCCAGCTGGTCTTAGCGAAGGTGATTTATGGTGGGATAGCGACGATCTGCAATTACATGTATATACTGGTAGTGAATTTATACTTGTAGGTCCGCAGGATGCAGGTAGTGGTGTAACACAAATGCAAAGTCGTTTGATTAAAGATACAGGTGGTACACTACATAAAGCTATTGTTGCAATCATTAATGATGTTATTGTTTATATATTCAGCGATGATGCAGAATATACAATTGATCAAACAGCAGAAAACAATGCAATTCCAAACTTTGATGTTGTAAAACCAGGAGTTACACAAAGAAACACGCAATCAAGTACAAATGGTGTAACTACAAGCGATCATAGATTCTTTGGTACTGCTAGAAATTCAGAAATGCTAGGTGGATTTTTAGCATCAGCATTTATTCGCGAAGTAGAAGGGCAAACTACAGCACTTACCCAACCTGTGTCTATAGGCAATGATACAGGTTTATTTGTAGGTGCAGGACAAGATTTAAAGTTACTTGTAGAAAACGGTAACGAAGCTGTAATATCTAACGATCAAGGTGATAAAACTGTACATAGAATTGGTAGTACAGATGTATTAGAAGTAAAAGCAGGAGAAATTTTACCTGGCTCGGGTGAAAGTGTTGATATCGGATCTGCATCAAGAGCATTTGTAAATATGCATGCAGCAAACTTTTACGGATTGTCAGAAGTTGCAAGTGCAATGAGAGTAGGCGGCAACGACAGAGTTGCTAGTGTTGATAGTTCTGGAGCAGGCACTGCAAATACTGTTGCAGTAAGAGATTCAAGTGGTAACTTAAATGCTACACTTTTCCAAGGCACAGCTACTAAAGCTAGGTATGCAGATTTAGCTGAAATGTATACTACTGATTTAGACGGCGATTACAGAGTAGGCACAATAATGACTATCGCAACGCATGGCGATGCAGAGACAACAGCATATCAACCAGGTGCTCCTGTGGCAATGGGTGTGATATCAGAAAGTCCAGCATATTTAATGAACAGTGATTTAGAAAATGGTCAAGCTATTGCCCTTAAAGGAAGAGTTCCTGTGCTAGTTGATGGTCCTGTTAGAAAAGGCGAAAAGATTTATGCGCATGAAGACGGAACTGGATCTACAGACGAAGCAGATCATTTAGTAGGCATAGCATTAGAAACGGAACTAAATACTGGCGAGAAGTACGTTGAATGCTTCTTAATGGTGTAATAAAACATGGCAGTTACAGCAGGATCAAATATTACCGCAGCTGACTACGAAGCGTTGCGAGCAAAAGCCGATAGGGTTTTTGGTGAACCGTCTGGATCATGGACAACAGGATCAATTGGCACTACAGCAGGTTATAACCAATCATCAGAGGCACCTGTTAGACTACCTAATGAAAATATTACCGCAGCAGATTGGAATAAACTTCGCAGTGACATAGTAAAGTCGTATTTCCATATTTTTGGAAGTGCACCGTCTTTAGATGAAATAGCAGTAGGCGAAACTATTGATGCAGCAACTTACAATGCTTTTGAAAATATTGCAGACATCAATATTAATAACAGAAATACTGTAGCTGCTACACAAAGAAGTTTGTCTAACGCAACTACTGGTTCATTAACAACAGCCTGGAATGGTGGACAAGTTCATGCATTTACCATGACATGGGATAACGAAAATCATAAAAAAGGCTGGATCAATGCCGGAGGTACTTTGCGGTTTAGCGCTTCGGCTTCTTACACAGGATCAGATAGAAAAAGCAACGACTGGAAAACTATCATAAACAATGTTGGTGTAATAGAAATAAACAACTTGAGTATGACAGAAACCGGTAGTGGTTCTTTATCTATATCGCAAAGCGGTCCGTCATATAACGGCTGGTGGTATATAGATGGACTTAGTTTGAACACAGCACAAACTGTATATACAACTAGCGGTGCAGATCATTACGATTACAGTGGTTATGACGAAAACTTTTATGAAATTAAGGTGATTAAAAGATCAACCACACAATATGAATTCCAAGTTGTAGTAAATGATCTTGATGACGGACTTCCTGGCATTGATTCTGATGTACAAACTGATATTACAAGTACTGTACAAGTGTTTACGGCATCTGGATCCAATGTAGCACTAGATATTCCAACTTTTGCGGAGAAAACACCTACTAACACATTTAACTATACATAAGGATTCAAAATGGCTAAAAGTGCAGGTGATAAAATTGGACAAGCGGAATACAACGCTTTATATGTAAAAGTTACACAAGTAAGAGGTGCTCCTGCCGATGTTACAGATGATACAACAGCGTATGGCTGGAACATTACTGGTTCTGCTTTATCTCGTGTAGTAGGTGATAAAGTCACTGCTGCTGATTGGAATAATATAAGAACTGACATTATAAATGCTCACGATCATATTACAAATTCTACTTCAACATCTCCTGCTATAGCTGTTTTGTCAGCTGGTGATGATATTACAGCAAGTCAGTATAATAACATGGAAACTATTAGTGATTTTAATTATATTAATAGATTCAACGCTCACAGCACACATTTGTCAAGCTCAACAGGATTAACAGCAACGCTAACGCCAACGTGGAACGGCACAAAGACACTGTCAATAACAGCAGCTTGGACTAGCAAAACACATAAGCTCCAATTTTGGAACGCAGGCGGAATATTTAGATTCTCGTTTGGCGGAGCAAACGCAGGCGCTGGAAACAAGGATCAAGACTGGTTAGGTGCTCTTAACGGATTTGGCACTGCTAACTTAACAGGTTATATTGTTAGTACAGATGGTCCTGCTTCAACAGTGTATGATACTAGAGACTTTTATTACTTGCTTGGCAATTCTGATGCTAGCACTATTCGTACAATAATTAAAATGGATTTAGCGGATGTTAATCCAGCTTATTCGCAGTATGACGAAAACTATATAAGAGTAAGAGCATATCACGTAAGTGACACACAAATGACATTTCAGTTACAAGTTGTTGATGCGGACACAGGTGACCAAACAGGCACAGGACCAGCAGAAGACGAGGATGTTACAGTAGATGTTACAGGTACTTTAACAGTGCTTACACCCAACAGTAACGTTGTTAGTGTAGCAGTGCCTACATTTACTTCGGGAGGCTGGACATAATTTCTTGACACTACAGTAAAAGTCTGTATAATTAATAGTATGGACGAAAAACTTTTGAATGCCCTAGAAGTAGGTAAATTACTAGATACTGTTAACAGGCACAAAAAACTTTTATATGATCAGTACATAGAAGATTCTACTCTATACTACAATGGCGGTCGGTTTGTTGCAGATGCTCAATTAATTAGTTTTATTACAGGAAGTGATCCAAAGCTTATACTTGACCAAAATAACATTCCTATAGAGATTACCGATACAGAAGACTTTATAACCAAGATTATTTCGCAATATCAAACTGCAATTGCTAAGTATCACTCGCGATATACAGAAATATCTAAAACTATAAGGGATAACAGTGTCTAACGGTGTTTTATTATTTGCCCATAATAACAATGTTGTTGACTATGTAGCACAAGCAGTCTTCTGCGCAAAACGTGTAAAAGAATACATGCACTTACCAGTAAGTATTGTTACTGACGCTACAGATTTTGTTGGTGCAGAAGTGTTCGATAAGGTTATTTTTAAAGAAGTAGATAACGCAAAAAACTTTAAATTATTTAAAGACAGTGATAAAGCAAGCGAGCGTGACAATTGGTATAATACTGACAGATTTCATGCTTATAGATTAACTCCTTACGAGCAAACTATTGTCATGGATACAGATTTTATTGTATCTAACAATAATTTGAATAATCTATTTGAGTCTAATAAGAGCTTTGCTTGTTCTAAAAAACATACAGGCATTCACACAGCAACACAAGAATCTACTGTAGATAAAATATCTATAAACAGTATTCCAATGTATTGGGCCACAGTAATGTTTTTTAAAAAATCAAAAATTGCTGCTGCTATTTTTGATCTAGTTGAACATATACATGATAATTGGCTTTGGTATAAAAATCTTTACGGCATAAATTCTGCAAAGTTTAGAAATGACTATGCATTTAGTATTGCTATACATACCTTACAAAATTTTACAGAAAGTGTAAATGATTTTGAAATTCCTTACACTCAATATAATTCTTTTGATGTTGACGATGTTGTAGATTTTGATAAAGATAATATTTCTATTTTATCACGCCGCGGACACAATGACTATCAAATTTCTTATTTCAGCGGTATAAATGTTCATATAATGAATAAATTTGCTTTAGAAAAAATTATAAGTGAGTCGATATGAATGGTATTTGCATATTTGCTCAGAACAACAATAAAGCTAATTATGTCCAGCAAGCAGTTGATCTAGCGTTAAGTATTAAAAAATTTAATCCTAACGAAAGTGTAAGTATTATTACAAATGATAAAGTTGCAAACGATGTTTTCGATCATGTTATAGCAATACCAGATGATGTTACTAGTAAAGACAGTTGGCGAATAGAAAATCGTGCAAAAGTATATGACCTAACGCCATACGATCAAACTATTGTTTTTGATAGCGATGTATTACTTACACATAGTACAGAACAGCTTTGGGAAAAATTAAGCAATAAAGATTTGTACTTTACTACAGAAGTTATAAATCACAGAGGCAATACGATTGTAAAAGACACAATACATCGTAAAACTTTTATTGAAAATAATTTACCTAACATTTATAGCGCTTTTTTCTATTTCAAAAAGACAGACAAAAATAAAGAGTTTTTCGATTTATTAAAGTCTATTGTAGAAAATTATGAAGAAGTTTATAAAGTAATGACACCTAGCAGTAGGCAGTATTTTTGTAGTATTGATGTATCCATTGCTATTTGCTGTAAACTGAAAAACATTTCATTAGAAGAAAATTTATGGCCTGTTATACATATGAAAACTCCTTTACAAGAACTACAAAGAGTAAAACATTGGAGCGAAAGTCTTTTATACTATGCAAACACCGATGGACTATTTGTTAACAATTATAGACAATATGGTATATTCCATTATGTAGAAAAAGATTTTGTAAATCAAGATATTAAGGATTGGCTGTGTACTACCTAGTTTATAATAATACAACTGGTGTAGTTAATGGTTGTATAAATCAAAAAGACGAAACAAAAAATCTTTTAGAAATTACTGAGCAACAGTATATTGATTTTATAGAAGGAAAAAATAACTTTGCAAATTACGAAGTTCAGATAGTAGACGAAATGCCTACACTACAGGCACGCCAAGTTGAAGACCACCCGGTGGTAATTTATAGATCTACATCACTTGAAGAAATAACATATGTTGAAAATCCAAATATATTTGTTACTGTATCGGGCAACCTTATTAGTCTTTCAGTAAATATTGAATATAAACAAGATTCCCAAACACTTTTATACGTGACTGAAAAAGATAATCCTTTGAGATTTGCAGGTTCAATTGAAATAGATTTAGCAACATTAAAAAACACAAAAAGCAAAACGTTTAAAATTCCTAGTATTGTAGACAAGCCAATAAGTATATACACAGCAAACAAACAAATCAAATTCGGACTTAAGAATGAACAATAGATTACGCCCTAAAGATTACGATATTATCTTTTTGAGTTACGATGAGCCTAATGCAGACAAAAATTATCATGACCTTTGTACAAAAGTGCCCTGGGCAAAACGTGTTCATGGCGTAGAAGGTTCTGACGCAGCACACAAAGCTTGTGCAGAGCTTAGTGAGACAGACCGTTTTATAACAGTAGATGCTGATAACATTGTAGATCCAACTTTTATTAACCAAGATCTAGTATTTCAAGATCATGTTGATCTTGCAAACAGTGTTGTTAGTTGGAGCGGAAAAAATATTATTAACGGATTGACATACGGTAACGGCGGTATAAAATGTTGGCCTAAACATGTTGTACAAAATATGAAGACGCACGAAAATGCAGATCCGGACAATGCAGCAGCACAAGTAGATTTTTGTTGGGATATTGAATATTGTCAAGTAGATAAGATATATAGCCATGTGCATAATAATGCAACACCTCAGCAAGCATGGAGAGCAGGCTTTCGAGAAGGTGTAAAAATGACTCTAAACGAGGGTGTTAAGATTCCTCGTGAAAAATTTTCTAAAATACACAAGAAAAACATGGACAGATTGCGTATTTGGCAAACTGTAGGATTAGATGTAGATAATGGTATATGGGCAATGTACGGGGCTCGTCTTGGCACTTATCTTACAAATTGTACCGACTGGGATTATGTTAATGTCCGTGATTTTGAATATGTTAATAAAATGTGGACTGACAAGTATTCTAAAATAGACGAGACCGACATTTTATATGAAATGTCTCTCCTTGGAGAGATGATAGTTGATGAACTAGGTATGGATATACCTTTAGAGGTATACAGCGAGGACCAAAGCAAATTTTTTAAGTCACTGTACGTTAATCCACCTCGTATTGGTAAAAAGTTTATAAAGGAAGATCGTAGTTTATATGACATTGTAATGATTACATACAATGAGCCAAACGGAGACGAAAACTTCCAAAAGCTACAAACACGTTTTCCTAGAGCGAAACGTGTACATGGTGTTAAGGGTATACACAACGCACACATAGAAGCAGCTAAACAAGTAGGAAGTGAATTATTTTGGGTTGTAGACGGCGACGCAGTAATAACAGATGATTTTATGTTTGATTATGTGTCACCACAAAATGAAAAAGACTATGTAAAAGTTTGGCGTAGTGTCAATCCTGTAAATGGACTAGAGTATGGTTATGGGGGAGTAAAATTGTTACCCCGTGCATTAACGGAACACATGGACACTTCAAAGCCTGATATGACAACAAGCATTAGTTCTAAATTTAAACCTATGCCAATTGTAAGTAACTATACAGATTTTGCTGTAGATGAATTTACAGCTTGGCGTAGTGCATTTAGAGAGTGCTGTAAACTAGCAAGTAAAATTATAGATAGGCAAAAATCAGACGAAACTGATGATAGACTAGATGTTTGGTGTACTCAAGCAGATGGCAAGTTTTCAGAAGCAGTGTTGCAAGGAGCAAACGCAGGTAGGGAATTTGGCCTTGCTAACAGATATAATAAAGAAAATTTAGCAAAAATAAATGATTTTGATTGGTTACAAAAAGAGTTTGATAAAAGACACACTGCTGAACAAGTAGAAAATATTCATATAGGTTCCGATGCAGACGACTTTTTTGAACAAGAAGAAAAAGACATTCAAATGTCGTCTAATCCAATAAGGGACTTATTAGATCGTTTTGAATTAATATACGGTAAAGATATAGAAAATGTCAGACGCATGTATAATGATAAAGACTTGTCTAGTATTTTCAAACTAACTAACAATGACGAATTACGTAAAGCAGTAGTTGAAGAGAATTTACATAGCATTTTTAGATTAGTTGACTGTGATGAAGATTTAAGAAAAGCAGTGCTTGAAAAAAATCTTTATAGTTTGTCAAGGCTAGTACCAGAGTTAGCTGATGAATTTAAATTAATGAATGAAGATACAAATTCACTATGGAGAGTTTTAGAAAAGTATACTAACAGTAAATTTGTAATACCTCTTAAAAAATTAATTAATGATGAAAGATTTGATTTAGATTCTTTATCGCGAGGACAACTTCAAAGCAAGTTATGGCTTATAGAAGAACTTTCAAACTTAAATTTAAATCTTAAAAAAGTTTGTATCTGTGCCGGCTGGTATGGGACAATTGTTCCATTGATGCAAGAGGCAAATATTAATTTTGATTATATTAGAAGTTTTGATGTTGATCCAACTGTTTGGGAAATAGCAGAAATAATCAATAAAGATCTTGTAATTGATGGATGGAAGTTTAAAGCTCAAACTGCAGACATACATCATTTAGATTTTAGAACAACAAGATACGAAACATTAAAATTAACCGGCGGTAACGAATGGCTTAAAACCGAGTTTGATACTATTATAAATACCAGTTGTGAGCATATATCTGATTTTAATAGCTGGTACTCACGCATTCCGTCGGGACGATTAATAATTTTGCAAAGCAATAACTATTATGATATTCCTGAGCACGTAAATTGTTCTCCGTCATTACAGGACTTCGGTGGTACTACTCCGATGGAAACAGTGTTATATGAAGGTCAACTAGAATTAGATAAGTATACAAGGTACATGCGAATTGGATATAAGTAATTTATCTGTGCGAGATTTACAAAAAGAAAGTGCACGAGCACTAGCTACAATTGAAGCAACAAATAACAACATATACAGATTCAATAAACAAGCTCATCATAACAGTCATAATTGGTATAAAGCTGTTATAGAATGGTATATTGAAGAATACGGAGATCTGCCCAGCAAAATAGGCCCGGGTAAGGACATAAAACTAGTGAGTGACAGATAAACTTTATGAGTTTATACAATTATTTTATATTAATAGATGTGCAGTATGATGCTATGCCTACTCTAATGGTACCTTTCCAGAAAACAGTCCAAGATAATTTTTTAAGAATATTAGGCTTTATACAGGAATGCAAATACTGGCAATCTTTAGAAAAAACAATCTTTGTATACGCTCATAATTATTCAACCAACCTCAATGATGTAGCAATATTACAAGACGAAGTTGATGCATATAATAATGATAACCACATACCTAAAGATAGAAAAGTTATAGTTACACATTGCAACAATTTAGACGCATTAGGAAAATTATATCTATCTCATCCACCAAGAAGAAATTTTATTTTAGGCGGCAATATGACAGGTTGTATGATTAATCCAGCGTTAAATTTTAATTATTTTGACATTAGAAAATTTAACGATAATACTTATATTGTTCCTGAATTATGTTATGATCAAGGAGCGCACTCAATTATTCACGTTATGGACGTGTATTTAAATAGAGGAATAAAAGTAATGAGTTTAGATACACTAAAGTATTATCTATTTGAACAGTCTATTAGGAATAATGGATTTTATTTTACTAAAAAGGAAAACGATTTTGATATTTTCATCGAAAATCAAACTTTATTATCTAAAAGAGAAAGAGGAAATAAGTTTTAGTATAAAGGTAAACGATTATGTTGTAAATAGCTACAAATTTACTCGAAAGCAATTTGAATATATTTTAGACAATTGGAATAAACCAGGCGGTGCAGAATTTAGAACCGATAACGGTAGTTGGCTTATCCAACATAAAAAGAGAGGCCCAAGACCTGAGTGCGTGCCTGCAAGTTTTGTACGCATAACTTTTTGGCGTGACGAACAAAGTTTTGATTACAGAGTAGACTATGATTCTATGATAAATATTGAAAAAGAATACTTTTTTCAAAAACACAATAAGATGCACTGGGATAATTGAAATGTATAATAATATCGTAGAATTGATGCAAAATTATGTGCATAATTGTTTTACATTTACTGATAAAGAAGTAGACGAATCTTTAGTAAATGATATAATAGATAAAATGTATACTTTAGTACCAAGTAAACAAGCAAAAATGCCGTGGCAAGTAGACATACTAGGCCCTAATCGTTCTGAAGAAGAGAAAAAAATACTTTACAATTGGTCGATGAACTTTGGACATCCCGAAAAAAATATACCAGCTAGACCTAATCCTCAGAGTGATGCACCCTATATTTTTATTTTTACACCTAGGTATCTTACGGAAAAAGAAATACACTTAAACACAGATCTATCTGATCAACGAGCTTTTGAAAAGTCAGCTGCATTAGAAATTGGATTTGCAGCATACATGCTTAAAACTTTAGCAAATAGTGTTGGTTTAGATTTTGGATTTTGCGGATGTATAGGCAATGCAATAGAAATGCAAAAGTATTATAATAAAGGAAATGATTGGTATCCTGTGTTGTTATGCGGCATTGGATATGGTACATATGAATATGATAACTATGTTACTGATTACAATTTAAATAAAGAAATATATTTTGCTCGACCTTCGTCAATTAGTAAGCCAGAGTTTAGTAGAGTGATTTTTAAACATTACTAATTAGTATATGTATCAATATGATCAAATTAAAACTATTCATCTAGAGAATACACAGAAATGTCAAGCTAGTTGTCCTATGTGTGACCGTAATCAAAATGGCGGCGCTTTAAATCCACATATTAATTTAAGTGAGCTTACAATAGACGATTGTAAGCGTATTTTTGAACCTGAATTTATTGCACAACTTAAAACAATGTACATGTGTGGCAATTTAGGCGATCCTATTGTAGCACGTGACACATTAGAAATTTTTAAATATTTTAGGCAACATAATTCTAATATGTGGCTAAGTATGAATACAAACGCAGGAGCAAGAGATGAAACGTGGTGGCAAGAACTCGCAAGTACCTTTGGCCGCATGGGGGCTGTTATTT